CATCTATATCTACAACCATTGTTAGATTAGAAACAGGATAGCCCTTTTCTTTAGAAGATTCCCACTTTAATCCCTGCCTTTCAGCCATATCCTCTACTTTATTTTCTGGTAGGACTTCAATTCTTTTCAAAATATCTTCCCATGACATGACTATGCCTCCATCTCAAAATAATATTCATCAGTATTAGTATCTGCTTTGAACAAATCACTATACTTGTTAAGATTCTTTCTCATACTTACTATACCAATATTGTATATAGAACCGCCTGAACTACCCCTCCACATATTATGTGAACCTCTCAAATCTAGATAGGCTTTCTTTTGTGTAGGCTTATCAAAAGAATCTGATTTAAATTTATCTTCAAATCTGTCTAAAATATTTTTAGTCTTACTTACAATATCTCTAATATCTTTATCTTCAATACCTTTTCCTTTTAGGTATTGATTAGTTTCATATCTAGGAACAAATTTATTGATAACATTTCCACCGATTTGTTCTAAAGAATCCATGACTGACATTTTACAATTACCTTGTAATTTAGCAATATCATCTAAATAAATTCCTTCTTTAGACCAATCAAATCCTACATGGTCTTTATGATTCTCCCACTTCATTAGTTTAAAAATTTCATCACATCTTTGTTTATACCAATCAGCCTTCTTGTAAGACTTCTTCATGCGGATTAATTCAAGCAACAGTTTAGCATTACCTTTCTTTAATCTAAAATGAGGTAAGCACTTAGTTAGTAATTCACTAACATCAGCCTGTGAGTAAAAATTTAATCTGTTAATTAGTCTAGTATCTTGAGGAGATTTTTGGTCTAAGTGCATTCTACCAAAACCTATTGACTTATGCATCTCTTCCATAAATGCCCTACCTCTTTCACCTGTAGCAACTAATCCAACTCTAGGATTCATATTTCTATCTAGAGTAATGTAGCCATCCGAATCAATAAATGCTGCGGTGTATGCCCAAATATTTTTCTTAATGTCATTAGCAGGCAACTTGTATAAATTACCATTAACTGAAACTATCTCTAACTTTTTCAAGGACTTTGAAATCATTGTAGGGCTAGTAGATTTATGTAAAGAAGAAGGCATCATGTCATGAATTCTATGAGTATTTATTCCTGCATTTTCACAAACTGTTTTAATTATGAAATCATCAATTCTTTCTCTCTTAGACTTAGTAACTTTTTGGTCGCTAACTAACCCTTCTTTGAAGGCTTTCTTAGCGAGCCTCATTTCTTTTTCTAAAGTAGAAAATTCTTTTCCATAAGCCATACCTTCTTTCTTGAGAGATGCCTCCCAATATTTACAAATTGAATCCACTACATTTCTCCTACTATCTAAATCAGTAATAGCATTTAATTTCAACAAGTCCTTTTCATTGAATCCCATTTTCTTCAAAGGGTGAGAATATGGCTTTACCCAAAGAATAGAATCTAAACACTTATTCAAATGAGTAGTATATGCATCAATCATGGAGTCAATAGACTTACTCATCCTATCTCTATATTCTCCTTGTAGTTTTCTTCTAGCAACTCTCATTTGTTTTATTAGAGTAGGAACAGAATTACCCTCCACTAAATATTGATTAGGAAATTCTGGTAGTAGTTTTCTAGCATCTGTAGCATTTATATTATATGTCTTAGATAAAGTTTCTATTTGTTCATATTCTGACATAACATGAGAGTTAGAAAAGAATTTACCTAAGTCCTCAACTGTTTGAATAAGTTCCTCTTCTTCCTCTTTATTTTCTTGTAAATCTTCTAGATTATCATTGATTTCATCTAGTTCTTGAGAACTTCTATCAGAAATATTAATCGTCATAAAATCCCTCAAAAGTTTAGCCCAATAAACGAATTTTTAATGCGTCTATTCCTAGACGAATTGGTTTCATTGAAAATCCCCATGTCATCTAATAATATGAACTTATCTGTAGTTTTATAAGTTGCTGCATTTGCTAAAGCAAGACTCATTACCATGTCGTCATGTGCGCCAACTCCTTCAAATTTACCGTTTTCATTAATAGCAAACATAGATAATTCCTCAGATAATGCAGTAGTTACTCTTCTGCTTTCTTCATTACCATAAGGAAAATGCAACTTACCATTTTCTAAACTCATTTGTAGATTTAAAATAATCTCTTGTTTCTTTCTTCTAGTAGTATCGAAGTCATGCACATTTATATCTGCAACATTTCTCAATTCTTGAGTAAAAGACTTAGCAAATGTATTTGTTTCAAATAAAACGCCTTCGGGTTTAAAGATATGATTAATCATTTTGACCTTATCAATATTATCTCTAAACTCAACATTCTTTGCTCGGTCAATATAAACTATGGATTTATTTTCTTCATCATCTACTTCTATAACAGTAATTACATTGTAATCTCCATTAGTAGAAATAGCGGGGTCAATACCTACAAAGTATCTGTAGCCATCTCTTTTTAGTGGCTTCAATATCAAATCTTTATTCTTAGCCCTTTCAATATATTCGGGGTTGAATAAAGAAGTTCCAGTAGAAATAGGAACACACATATATTCTCTAGTAAATAGTAAAGAACCCATTTCTTTTTTTCTCTCCATGAGAGAATCATAATCCCATCTTTCAGCCCACAACGGTTCATTCAAAGCATTAAGACACGGATAAACATTGTAAGTATAGGCTTCATTTTCTGCTAGTTGTTGATAAATATCAGTATAAGAAAACGGAGTTCCAATTATTCTAATTTTAGATGTGTGGTGTATAGCAGGAGTTAAATCACCAAAAAACCAATCAGTAACTTTCTGTATTCCCGACATACTGAACTCCTTTAGAGGGTCGTCAATAATATATTCTTGAGCGTGAACACCACGAATTTGAGAATTAACAGAACGGGCTTTGATAGAATTACCATTAACTAAATTCATCTCTTCTACTGCCCACCCTTTATTCCCTTCGGGTTTGAAGTGTTTTAGAACAGGATTGTTAAATAATTTAGATATAGATTTCATGTGCATATTTGTCTGCTTTTGGTTGGATGACATATATACAATTTCATACGGGGCTTCTTGAAAACATAAATTCCAAACAACCCATGAATGCATGAATACAGACTTACCATGACCTCTAGAACAGATTATTACGCTTCTATTTGATGAATCCATAATATCATTCCATTCATTCTGATGGTTAGATAATTCCCACCCTAGAACATGTTGAAAGAAATATGGGAATGAATTCTTAGACATCTCTAAGTCCATTTTATGCTCGAAGTTTAAATCTTCTAGGCTCATTAAATCACCTAAAGTTAGCCTTGATTAAATAAACATCGTCTGCCTTTACACCATATTCTTTAGATAAGTTTTCATGAGAATCCAATGACTTCACAATATTTTCTACTTCTAGATGAGATAAATCATATGAATTATTATCTAAGAAATAATCTATTCCATTGTAGGATAATGGAATGTGATTATAAATTACTTCTTTACCTAACATACCTCTAACAGAATCATATCCCTTTAGAAGTTTATACACTAGAGGCATACCCATATCAGTAGCAATTTCAGTTAAGAGTTCATACAGTCCATCTATAGGAGCACTTAATCCACCAACATCTTCATATTCTGGTCTTAGTTCTGCAATATGAACTCTCAAACTAGCAATAATATTACTAGATGAACTAGAAATATCCTTTCTCTCAGAAATTTTCTTACCCTTGAATTCAATATTACCTATCGCTTCTGAAATTCTATCATTTCTAATGTTAGTCATTATTACAGTAGATAGTTGGTTTGCTATTTCTTCTGTAGATAATTTAGGAGTAACCTTTTGTTTGAATGCTCTCAAAGCATCATTAAGTGCGCTAGTTAATTGTCTAGCATCTTGTAATCTATACTGGAATCTACCTTCATCATCTTTGAACCCTGTAGAGAAGCCCCTTACAACATACTGTAGAAGATTATTAATTGAATAAATTTCCTTAGATGTCATTAAGTCCTCCATACCTAATTTAGTTCTAGTTGTCATAGTCATAGGATTCATGTTAAACAAATCAACATCTGCCTCATCCTCATCTTTTTGAACAAATTCTAGAATAGCAGTAGTAATGTTTTGAATATGTCTAGGTGCTACAATTACATTTCTAGATGACCTAAACGGGTCAATCATATATTCTTCATATGCAGTAGCAAATTCTTTCAAGTCTTTTCTAAATTCTTTAAATGAAGAACCTCTTAGAGTTTCGGACTCAATAAATTTCTTACCTGTTCTTCTAGCAGAAGAAGCCTGTAGTTTTCTATATGCTTCTTTACCTTTATCTTTAGGGTCAGGATTTAGAGTATTACCTATCCCTCGACCACCAGTAGTAATTTTTCTATCTCTAACTTTTTTAGGTTTGAATCCGAATGCCTTTACTAAGGAGTCTTGAAAATTTTCCATAGATTTAGAAAACTCATTATCTATTTTCTCCATCTCCTTAGCAATCTTAGGGTCTAGACTATCAAAGAAATCCCTATCCCTAATGTAGAATATAGGAAGATAATAACTAGGTCTAACTACGCTAAGTGTCTTACCCAATTCTTCTATCTTATCATCTAAAAATTTCAATGCTTCGGGCTGGAAAAGAACAACATTCCTTCTTTTATCTAGTTCTCTAATAACGACATCTTTCATCTTCTTAGATAAAGTAACAAGAGTATCATTCTTCTCCATATCATAAGCCAAAAGAGGGTCTATTCCCTTATCTACCACATCATCTTCAAAGTCATCTATTTCTCTTTGAATAGCGGCTAAATATTGTTGAGTAGAAGTTTTAAAACCAGAATCAATTACATCTTCTGCATCTTCACCCTCTTTAACTTGCTTAGTTCCACCTCTAACTTCTTCAGATTCTTCATCTTCTCCATAATTGAAATCTAAATCACCATCTATTCTAGAGTTCATCTTATCAACAATGGCTTCAACATATGCAACTACTGTTTCTAGAGGTTGCCTATATTCCTTTCCTGTGTTGAGAGGTATCTCGTACAAATAGCCTTTTCTTTGTGAACTATAAAGAACAGATGAAATTTCTAGCAAGGCACTTTTCATATCTCGTAAATGCCCAGTGAAGTCAGTAGAAACTTGCTCATAGTCTAATATATCTTCTTTCATTCTCTTTATTTCTTCATCAAATTGAGTATCATCAGCATCTTCCTTTTGTCTAATTAAGTCTTTGACTTTCTCATCTATTTCTTTTATGAAGTCATCTATCTCTTCAACATATTTTTTCTCATTTTTCTCTATTTTCTCAATCATAGAGCCTAAAGCATTCTCAAAAGTTCCCGTTTCAGTAGAATTTACTTCATCCCAAAATTTGTAGATTGCTTCCCTAGTTGAACTTTCTTGAATAGTGGCTTCAATAGAAAATATCTTCATAATATCTTCCTTTGTAATAAAACTATCAACAGATAGCGGTTTTCTAATAGAAACACTTGCGCTTTCTTTAACATCTGCCTTTCTTTTTACTTTATCTAAATTGCTTCTAAATCTAGTAAGCATAGGAATATCTGTTCTAAGATTATCTGCTTTTGCCTTAGCAACTTGAATTTTTATAGAATCTAATAAAGTTTCATAGGAACTATTGTATTTATTTTCATCTATGACTCTTACTCTTATGTCCTTTTCTTGAAGAACTTCATTTATCAATCTCTCTACTCCACTTTGTTTCTCACCTGCAATAGTTAGAGATAGTGTATTAAATGTAGGTGCGAATAATCTCCTACCTTCTTTCTTGATGACCTTTCTTAAATTATCTTCCCACTTTTCCTGCGGAGTTTTTTGAGTTAGTTTCTTAGAATCCTTTATGACACTCTTAATTTTTCTTTTTAGTTTAGAATTAGTAACATCTACATCTTCACCTAAGAAGGTATGATTGTTATCTTCTAGAAATTCGATAAACTCAAGTATTGTTTTACTAGGAGTTTTTTGATATTCTTCAATAAGAGTTTCTTCATTAAAATCGGTCATTCTTTCACCCCTTCTATAATCTCAATTGAAACTAATGAACTTTGTCCGATTGCTCTCTTTAAAGCGTAGAGATAAGCCAAATCTTCTCCACTAGCAGAAGCAAAGAAAGCGTCAAGGTAATCCTTAGTTTCTTCTATAAATAAATTTTTCAAGGAATTAGCAGAACTAGATACTACATCAATAAAATCCTCAATATTATCTAAAATATCTTCTTTATCTTCATCGTTTTTTATGCCCTGTAAAATCGCAGTAACTAACCTAGAAAAAGTCTTAAATTTTCTATCTTTAGGGTCTAACTTTCTTTCGATGTATGTAGGTAAAGAAACAAATGACGCAAAACTAAATTTATCTTGCATTTCTGAATCATTAGCAACTTGTCTAACTAAATCCTCTTCTGTAGAACCTACCTTCTTAGCCATATCTTTGAAAAACTCTAGAAGTAATTCTTCTTTCTCTTCCTTATTTCCTTTTACACTTCTAAGTTTTCTACTAAACTGCAAATAGTTTCTTTTGTAATTCTCATCCTTTTCTTTCTGTTTCTTACTACCGATGGTTTCTCTAGGAGGCACTTTCTTAAATTCTTCCTTTAGTTTATCTAATAGATTAATTGTGCTATATGGCTCACCATTCTCATATACAAAATAATAAACAGTATCGCCTAGTTCCTTTTGCAGTTTGCTCCTTCCTTCCTTTGGAGAGTCTAATTTTATTTCTTTAGCCTTATCATCTTCTTCGCCACTACGCCTAAAAGTATATTTTTCAAACTCGGATATTATTTCCTTAGCCTCTTTACTATCAGACTCTTCTAGGTATCTAAAATATTCTAGAATAAAAAATGCTTCGGCATTAACAATTAGGTTTTCCTTGAGAGTTATTTCTCTACCCATATCGGATTCTGCTTCTACTTGATTGGCTAAGGCTTGTCTAAATTCCTCATTCATATTAGAAACTCTCTTTATTCTTTGATTGAATAGTTGTCTTAGCCCCTCATATGTCTTAACTTCCCCTTCACTTTCCATATAATCACTAAGCCTTCTTTGATTCTGTGAACGCCTAGCACTATCATAGCCAGTTCCCGATGTTAAAAATCTCAAATCAGCATCAGCCAACATATAATTTTTAGAGAAGAAATCTCGAACTAAGGTTGGAGTAATATCTTTAGAATTAGTTCCTTCTACTATAATTTTCAAATCATCAGTAACAGGAATTGTTTCACCTTGCATAATTACGGGTTCTAATTTAGATAATAGGTTTCTCAGATTAGTGGCTACAACTGTTGCGGATTCACCTCTAGTATGGGAAACTAAACTCGTTAAATCATCAACCCACCTATCACTACTAGAACCTATTAGTTGTTTTATATTAGGATTCAAATCTGAGGAATTAGAATTCATAAAAGTAGTATCAAACAAACTAGAATTGCTATACTTAGATTTGAATTTTAGTTTTGGACTGGAAGAAAGGGTATTGATTAAAGAAGCATAAAGAGCAAAGTCATTTGATTCTTTTAATGTGTATTCATAAGAAAATATATCTTTCACTTCAAACTTCTCATCATCAAATTTGAAGGATAGCAACTTTCTAAGTTTAGAATAAACTGACTTTGCTCTAGGGTCTTTAGTAAAGAAGAACTGAATGAAATCTCTAGAACTTTTAAAATCAGAAGTTCTTTTGAATCTAAACTTTTTTAGATTTATACTTCTAAGGGGCAACTGCGTATCTAAATCAATTATAGTTTCACCTTCTTTACCCGAAACTATATTCACTACATTTTGATAGTTGATAGTATTTTTAGGTTTTATTTCTAATTCATCAACAAAATAATCCTGTAGGAAATCTACAAACTCTTGAAGTGCCTGCCTAACAGGTGAAGATGGATTACTAATTACATCATCTTCCGTTATTTTTAACTTCTCAAGTTCTTCCTTTTGTTTCTTGAGTTTATCCATCCTTTCTTTCATTCTGCTGAGTGATTCCTTATCTATATCTTCGACATCCATATCTTCTGATAATTGCTTAAGTGCATCAGATATAATCTCTAATCCTTTATTTTTTACATCATCAGTAATAAATTTACCAGTAAATGTAACTCTAATAGTATCTCCAACTTGCCTCTCTACCTCTTTAGGTTCTTCTTTGGGTTTTTCTTTAATCTTCTGTTGAGATTTTTCTTTAGACAAATATTCAGAAAATTTAGAATAAGAAGATTCTAAAATATTAGAAATATAATCCTCTATTGTTCCACTAACATCATCGTCATATACACTAGGGTTAAGACCAGTTTCTTTTCTAATAGCAGTTCTAAGTTCCTTACCTTTTAGTTTTCTAAATTTATTGAAAAAAGTTTTCCAGCCATCAGCAGTAGTGTTTGTATCTTCCAAAGCCATCTTAAATTCTTCTTCGCTAACTAAGTTATTTGGGTGTAGGGGGCTTTCTTCAAATTCATCGGGTAATAATCCCTCAAAATAATCAGCCATGTTTGTTCTAACCTTAGCCTTTAAGATATTAGACCACGACATTAAATCACCCCATCTGAATTAACTTATTAATTGCATTGAAGTTTTTATTCAATGATTCAAACTCTTCATTAAAATCTTTCATAAGCATTTCAATATTTTTAGTGCGTTTAGCAATTTCTCTAGGACTTCTTTGTTCTGATATATCCTCTCTAAGAATTTTAATTTCATCAACTATATTTTTCATTCTTTCAGCGTAAGATTTGCTGATGTAATTTGCAGTAGTTGTAAAGTCATCTATTAATTTAAAGGGATTTTCCTTATACTCTCTAGTAGTATTATCGTATTCTCTTTTTAGAATAGAAGCCCAATGCATTAAATCACCCCATTTTCACTTTTCTAATTTCATAGGGCAAGTATCAACAGTCATCAATTCAGGAGTTTTTGCAGGTAAATTGGATGGGCATTCTTGACTACGGGTAACAAATTCACCACACTTAGGACAAGTTCCACTATATACTACTTTTTTGCTTTTAATAACTTCAACCCAGTTCATTTATTATCCCTCACAAACTTTTCTTTTGATTTAGCATCAGCCCATACATCAAACATATTTGAATCTACTTCCATATCAAATTCTTTTTGGTCGTCATCAGTCCATTCTCTAATTTCACCTTCATAAAGATATAATTTAATGGTTGGATATGATAATGTTCCTGTTGGTTTGTGATATGTTTTATACACATAGATGATTCCATTTGGCACACCCGAATTATTTTCTGTATCATAAATAAAGTAGTCTTTTCCTTTCCAAGTAATGTGTTCAGTTAAAGGTTCATCAACTAAATCGTCAGTAGGGTCATACCTTTTCAATATAACTTCCCAACTCATTGTAATTTCTCCTGTATTCTTTTTTGTTCTTCTTTAGAATAAACATAGTTTCCTTCTTCATCCTTTTTGAAAGGGTGGGGTTTTTCTATTCTATCGTATTCTAACCCACCTTTAAAATCAAATCTCTCAGGTCGTTTTTTAAGATAGTCTATAATTAATTTAGATTGTTCTTTTCTTGGTAAGTATTCTATGTCATCAAATTTATTCATGGGTATTTTGTGGCTAACTTGCTTGTTATTGCTATTGTAAAAATGAACTCGGATTTCTTTGACTTGTTTTAGAATATCTTCCCAACTCATTGTAATCTCTCCTGCATTTTTTCCTTAATGTCTAACCATATTTGCGGATTATTTTGAGCAAGAACTTCTTGAACAATTTGCATTTGAGCCACGACAATAGTATCTTGACGCTTATGCACTAATTTACCTTTGAACTCCATCATGTATTTTAACGATTCTCTTATTTCTCTCGCTAACTTAGTAAGAGCATCTATCATTTTAGGGTCTAAATCGTCATCTGCAAACACTTGTTGCATTCTTCTATCCAACATAGTAATGTTATTCGCCAAAACATCAACTTCATTAATTTCTTTCTTAGCAAGCATAGTCGCTGCTGACTCTTGAACTAGAGGTTGTAGGTGATGTTTCATATGACGCTGAATTTGTTGCTTAGAAATACCCATACCTTCTACAACATCATCAATATCTATCTCCGATGTGGATAGTGCAAACTCAATATCCTTCCTTTGTGGGGCAACACACAATTTACAACTAGGATTTGAACTGTTCTCATACTCACCCATATGATTTCTCTGATGTTTTGCAGAAGTTCCGCTTGCCCAACCATACTTTTTATCAATATCATCACAGGACATGCTAAGATTCTCTAGAGATTGCTCTATTTCACTCCTATCCTCATGTTGGCATAGAGAACATCTCTTTCTAGTAACCAAAAATCACAACCCCTTTAAAATTTCACGCCATTGCTTCTTGAAAGCGACTTTTGAGTTAGCAGTTCGAGTATTTCCTGAAAATTTTCTGTCTTTTGGCTTAACTTGCCTAATTTGCTCCCTTTGTTTTTTAGTTGGTCGGTAATCAAAAGCATTTGAAGCCCCTTTAGACCAAACAAAGTAGCCATAAGGGTCACGATAAGCAGTAAATGTTCTACCATCATCTATTTTTTTCTCAACTGGCTCTAAAAAGTCCTTAATTGCAAGGTGAACTAGGGCTAAAAGTGCTACTGCACCTTGAGAATTGTATCTAAACTGAACAATATCGCCTGCCTTCTTGTCTTTTGCACTAGCATAAATTAAATTTTCAACAATTTTCTTCTCTCGCTTGTTTTTGATAGGAAAAATCTCTCTATCAATAGCAACTTTTACCTTACTTAACATCAATTGCCCACTATTTGCCCTAAAAAATGTTTTATTTTTCACTAATCTACCTAAAAATTCCTTAACTGCACCTATTTTATACATCTCGGAAGCAACTTTTTCAAAAGAACCTATGTGTTTTGCCTTACCATAGACGGTAATTCTAACTCTTTGCTTTTTCAGACTATCTCCTGCGTTTCTCAAGATGTAAGATAGTGAAGTTTTGTCATTAGCATCAGTTCCAAAAAGTGCTAAGTGCAAAGGATTCTGCTTTGGATTGTTAATATACTTAACTTCAGTAATATTAGGTCTAGTAGCAACATATTCTTTAGAACGGTAATGCCCATATACCTTACCTGCTTGAACAGACTTGAATCTTTTCTTACCCTTTTTGCCCTTTATTGCTTTTCTTTCTCTATTTGTGAACATAATCAAAGCAGGGTCTAGAGCAAAATCATTATCTCCTTTACCTACTCCTTCCCAACTTTTAATACCTTCACCAAATTCAATTAATTCATCAATTTCCTCATCAGTAGGTATTTGCCTTCTCTTGAATATTCTGCGAACTTGTCTTAAAACAGACCTAGTATTAGGTGCTCCCTTAGCAGGTTTATTTTGCCTATTTTTACTTCCTGCTCTCATTGTTCTTGTAGTGAGATGTTTCTCAAAAAAATCGAGTTGAGTTCCACCACCCTTAGTATTGGTAATAACTTTCTTTTTCTGCCTTTCTTCCCACTCCTCATAGAGTTCAGCAAATTCTGTTTCTTGAGAAATATACTCAAATTCGACATTTCCTTCTCGGATAATGTCCTTCTTTAGAGAAGATTTAGGTTTGCGGGTCATGCTCAATCCTCTTTCTTACGCTTTCGAGGACTAACCACCTTACTATTAAACATATTCTTTCCTGTAAATTTAGTATTTCCTTGAGAAGCACCAAATCCTACTGCCCCACTAGCCTTATGATGACTACCACAACTTGCTAATTCTAAATCAGAAGAATGCGTTTTTCCACACTTAGGACATTTCTTCTTCTCAATATCGTTTTCTTTTAGAATATCTTTCCATGACATAATATCGCCTTAGTTCATAAGTTCCATTAAGGCTTGTTCGTTTTCTTTCATTTTCTGAAAAATCATTCCTAGTTGTTCAAGATGTTGAGTAAATTCTTTCTGTAGATTTCTAGCCAAATCTTTTTTTCTTTCATCACGACTATTATATTTTTGCAATTCATTAGCCATATATGATAAATTTTTTTCCTGCTTTTTAATATCCCTCAATGTAGTTTTTAGGACTCTAGCGACACCTCTTTTTAATGTTGGATTCTTTTTTATTTCATTTTCCCATGACATAGTAATACCCGAATTGTCATGGCGTAAGTATGCATCGTTTATATTCTTTAGGGAAAAAATGTCCGAAAAATTTACTCGCATATTTTTTTAGGGTCTAAGGGAAAAAAATCTCGAAAAAATCGCTCGGAATTTTTGAGGCACTTGCTTTTTTTATTTTTTTATTTTTTTTGTATTTCCAGAATAAAAATATATGTATATTTTAATACATATTTTTGTAACATATATTATGTATTTTTTTATGAATATATATTTTAATGTATTTTTATTTGCACATTTTTATTTAGCGGTAGCGCATTTTATTTGCACTTTTTTATAGATTTTTATATATCAAAACATATTATTTTGCACATAAATAAACAAAATATACACATATTATGCTTGTATATTTATACATGAGTAAATAAAAAAAATTAGACAAAGCCATATGGTTGTGCTTTGTTCAAGCCTATTAATCAAGATTGACTGAAATAGTAGTGATGATAGTAAAACTATATGTTAATATCAAGAAAACGAAGCCAAAAAACAATAGAAGATTTACATGGGAAACTGTAAAAGTGGAATACTCAATGTATGACTCAAGAGAGTTCCTAGAGGACTTATATCTCTCCATGAGAGCATTTGTAGAGGAAGTTCAAAAATATCACTGGGGCAAATATGAAGAATTGTCAAAAATATTCTATTCCTTAGATGAAGATAGTAGTGTCGAAGAAGAAAACGACATATACAGAAAAATGAACTATCATTCCGATAGAGGATATGAAGGGAGTATTCTTCCTAGATTCTATATGCATGACGGTGTTTCTTATGAAGTAGAAAAGAACCTTGAAACACTAGAAGCAGAATTGAAGAGAGATGATTATTCATGGATGTTCAAAGAAAAGAAAACCATGAGTATGCCTTCACCATATTTCAAGACACAATACATTGACATGTCTTTCAAATCACCTGCTTATATTCCTGTAAAATTCAACAGTTGGGCTTTAGTGGATATTTCCTATGCTCACCAAATAATGCAGGACATTGAATTAGCATCGGAGGCGAGAGAATTATGAGAATAGATAAACCGTTTGATATTATCAAATTTATAGAAATAGAGTGCGATTGTTGCGAATCTTCTAGAATAACAGAAGGAATAACATTCCCACAAAATAAGATAGACACTGTAAAGTTGAGATATCTATGCACAGAATGTAATTTGAGATACTTCACATTATTGCATAATAAGACATATCAACCAGTGAACAACAAAAAATACCTATGGAAGAACCAATTAAAGGAGTGAAAAAAATGGATGAAGAATGGATGAAAAAACATTGGAAAACAGAAAACCAAATACTAACCTGTAAATTGACTGGGCTACATGCTAGGCGTGAGGAATTCACAAGTGATGGATTATTTATCAAAAAATTCCGAACCGAATTCATAAAAATGCAGAACTACGCAAATAAGCAGTTAGATGAAAGTTTCACTATGGCGGACTACAGGCTACTAAAGGGATATAATGTGGCGAATCCTAGAACTATATCTCAACACGATGTTTGGCTTCTAAAAGATTATTTCAAAAAGATGAAGTAATAATTTCTTTAGGGCGAGTAAAAAAGGGAGAGTAGAATAGATAAAATTTCTACTCTCCCTATATTTTTTTTATTTTTTTTGGGATTGTAATGCACAAAGCAATTACAACCATATGGTTGCTTTGTAATCCTGAATATCAACAGAAATCATGCATCTACTATTGAGCAATATGACTCGAATAGGAGAAATAGAAAGCGAGCGCAAAATGTGGTTCTCTCCCGATACTACATTAGAAGAAAAGAATGAATCATTTTTCAGGTTGGCTAACCTGCTGGAATTAGATATGACATTTAATGAAATATCAATGACGGGTAAGAAAAACAAGTATTGGAATACTAGAGGAATTAAAAATGTTCTAGGAACAGTTTTTCAAGAGGCACATCATTATTGTATGCAAGAAATATTTGGCGATGAAAATGCTGAACAATTCAAAGAGGAAAACGGTAGAGATTACAGTTTGACATTACCTTACAACTACGATTACAAAAAGCCGTTTGCTACTCAAATAGAAACCACTCATTCTTATGACTTAGAAGTTAGATATGATAATGGCAGATTGAAATTGAGAGCACCGCTAGATGAAATAATTGAGTATTCTACAGAAACACGCTCGGAAAGAGATGCAACGGAGGATAAAAAGAATGCAATACTAGGGTTTATGGATTACATAAACTACAAAGGTAATGCAGATTTTGTTTCAAATGAACATGTTGAAGTATCTAGAGTTAGAGATGATATTTTCCCTAGCGGAAGAAGCAACAGAAAAGGACTAACTAAAGTTGTGCTCACTGGAAAAGGTTTTGGATATGGAGATGGATGTATGGAGTTTGAGGAAGATAAAACACCATTTGTAAATGATAGACTACATGTAAGTATTCACATTTATCCCCCATCAGTAAATGATATGGGTGAAGATATAGACCAAGAATTTGATATTGTTTCGGCAAGGTCTAGGAAAAAGGATATTTGGTCTGTATCAAACTACGGTATGGAGATTACAATAAGAGGAAAGCATGATAAGCAACTATCTACAGAAGAATTTGATTTCTATTTCAAGGAATTATTGTTAGATGCATATGCAGACATGGAAAAGCAGTTTAGAAAATACTACAACATGCACGCTAACATTGTCAAGAACTTCTTTGCTAAGATTCTAGGAATAAAGCGTGGTGAATTACCTCAAGAGTTCAAAGATTTTTACTTGAAATTTAAGTGGGCTGGTTTTTCCCCATGTAGATGTGATGGTGAATTCGCAACCGATTTTACTTTGAGTGTGGATAAACTCAAGGAGTTCCATTCATCATATTGGTGGAATGATTACAAAATGCGCCATGACACCCAAAGAGATGAAGGTATTCATAGAGCCGCTTCATTATATCTAGATTTCTTTGAGAAGGTTGATAATATGTTCCCTATGATTGGTAGAAAAACAGTTCTATCCTGCGGAAATTTTGTAGAAGGGGTAACAGGACAATCCTGCGACTTATCTCTAATGCAGAAAATCAACGCTTGAGATATTCAATCAAAACAGATAAAGAATCCGATAATAGTAGATAGAAAGGACTACAGATTAAGAGAGGGTGAGAAATATAATAAAAATTTCTCGCCCTCTCGATTTTTTTTTATTTTTTTGGGGTAGTATCAGCGCAAAGCGCAATACAACCATATGGTGTTGCTTTGTTAAAACCCTATAACCATGATTAGTAGGCTCTATATCGAGGAGGTAATAAAATCTCGAAAAAAGAAGAAAAGAAAGAAGCGAGCCTAAAATTGAATACCCATACGGTTGAAAAACCGTTTCACACTGCTCTAATGGCTAGAGTAGTTCTAAAGTGTGAAAACGAGCGTACCAATAGTGAGGTGAAATATACAGACCAACAAAGACTTGAGATGTTCGAGAATGATGAAGAAACACCCGAATACTTAGCGGCAAAACAACTTAGAATTGCAGTAAAGCAGTTTGGTAAAGCAGTTGAGGCTGAAAGCAATGCAAAAACGAATGATGCAGCGAAAGAGGGCAAGAAAGCAGTATATCAAGCATTTAACAAGGTCATTGACAAAACCAATGAGTTCTGTGAAATTGTAGAGGCTGCGTCAATACCATACATCAACAATGAATGGAGATACTACAAGGTCAAAGATGCAGACAAAGCACTTGAGGGATTAGTGTCAAGAAAAGAAACCCTTGAGGCTGATTTGGACAACATGCAAACCGAAGTTCCTAAGAAACTCAAGGAATCCTTCATCAATGCAGTATTAGCAGATGATTTGAAGAAAATCGGCAAGCACTACGGCTAAAGTAGGTAATAGGTCAAAAAACCCAGATAAAGAACCGCAGGGAGCGGAGAACGGCTTCCCCTTTGCTAAGGCAGGGGGGAAGTCACCCTTTTTTTTGGTCTTTCGATTTGGCTTAATTTGGGGTTAAGTGATATAGAAATCAAAGAACATATCACAACCATATGGTTGCTTTGCACACCTAGTCCTATATGGAAATGATGAAACTACTAATGAGTCACAGGGCAAAAAACGACTCAACTCAAAAAAGGAGGAATAAAAAATGAACAGAGAAAAAAGTGAATATTTAGCGGAGCAGTTAATACTCTTCCGTGAGGCACATGAAGATAAACTAGGTAAAAACCATTTGAGAAGAATAAATGGATTTATTGATGATGTAGAAAACCAAGAAGAATACGGACTAGAGGATGCTGATATATCAAAAGCGTGGTCTTTAGTTTCAGCATTCTCAAAGGATTTTGGAGAAGAGGGTTTGAATTTGACAAATCCTTCTCTACCATCAGCAAAGGGCAGATTTGGCGGTTCCAGCAGGAATCCTTATGTTATTTCTGTCATGAGAGATGCTCAGAATGCAATTGTTTCGGCTTTGATGGATTTAGTCAAGACTCATCCAATCATCGCAGATGTAGAAGTTAAGTCTGTAAATGGTGCAAAGCAAACTAGAACCATTGAAGATAGAGCACAAATGTATGCAAACACAATCGGAACTAGACTTGAAGAAGTTCTTGAAGGTAAGCACGCAGTTCTACAAATGGTAAATGGTGAAGAAACTTACGAGGATGGAAATCTAATGGTTATGCAGATTGAAACCACAGATTCCAGCGAGGAGGAAACACAAGAAGAGTGAATATAGTCGCAAAATTTGCCCTGCGACTCCCCATTATACTCACATGGGAGGAGAGAAATGAAAAGTCATATGATTTAGAGTCGCACCTCGAATCAGCACTTTGTTTTTCTCTCCTCCCGCCTATTTTTTTTAGATTTTCAAATTTTTTTTACCAATCTCGACTATTGCCGAGTATGCAAAGCAACTAATCCAATACTGTTATCTTATCTCATATTACTATAAATGAATATAGCCCAAATGGGGGATTTTAAACGGGGCGAATTAGTGGCTTATTATATTATATATATTATAGGCGATTTTATGTTGTTTTCCCTACCCCCAACTTTTCCCCACCTTCTGAAAACCCTATTATTCAAGACATAACTCGTATGTTTTTTCGATTTTTCACTTTTTTACGGAGGGGCGAAAAAAGATAGTATATAAAGGGGGAGAAGGGTATATATACTATGAAGAAATTAGTATATAATATCTTTGATAGTAGTATGTTTTTTACTTTTTTAATAATATATATGATACATTCTAATTACTACTATATATACCTGCCCCTCCCCTCTTCCTCTCTCTCTCCTATTCTCTATAGGGATAAAACTAAAAAAGTAAAAAACTGAAAAACAGGCTCGCAGTACAACGGTTTCGCTTTGACCCCCCCTCGAAAAAACTGTGAAAAACTGAAAAAAGTAAAAAACTAAAAAACTTCCCCCTCGACTCTATATCTTGGTCTAAAGCATTGAATATGGATTTCAAATGGGGGCGGGCGGTTCGACCCCCCCTTATAAACGGAATTGACCCTTCTCCTAATGAAGTTCATCACAAAAAGCATTCAGCAAACGAAGGCTGATAAAATCGTGAATAAGATTTGTTAGGATTAAATCGAACTTAGAAACACAGAGGTTGAGTTGAAGGGGAGTCGCAAAAATAATTCGCTAACCTAACTAGCGTGTCAATTCCCTCTAGTGTTTCATTATCATATATCATAGTCCAACGGACACAACAAAAAGGGAAGTGAAAAAAATGAGTTTTAAACCCACAGAACAACAAGAAGAAATATACCGAGTAATCGGTGAAACCGACTCGCATTTAATTATAAATGCTGGTGCAGGTGCAGGAAAAACCACAACCATAGTTGAAGCATCAAAACTTGTAGAAGATAAGAAGTGTGCTTTTCTATGTTTCAATAAATCTATTGCTACAGAACTTGCAGACAGATTGCCCAACCATGTAGAAGCAAAGACATTCCATTCTTTCGGATTTGCAGCACTACGCAGCGCAGGAATAAAAACTAAGATGAATAACTACAAATTAGTAAATATCATCAAAGATGTTCTAGGCAAAGATTTCAATTATGCAGGCTTAAAGAAACTAATCAGTTTAATGAAAGGTTCTCTAACTAGCGAGTTTGACACGCAAGGAATTTATGCATTAATTGATGAATATGATATTCAATTCTATGATGAAAGACAAGAAGAGATTGCAATAAGAGCAATTCCTAAAATCATGGAGATGTGCAAACAACAAACTCATGTTATTGATTTCGATGATATGATTTGGTTGCCTCTAGTTCTTGACCTAACTATTCCAAAGTATGATATTCTCTTTGTAGATGAGGCTCAAGACTTCAATGAATCTCAAAGAGAACTAATTGATAGAGCAGTAAATGGTGGTCGTTGTATTATTGTAGGCGACCCAAATCAAGCAATCTATGGTTTTAGAGGTGCAGATTCAAATTCAATGAATATGTTTAGACAAAGACTTCTTGATAAGAACTCTAGAGAAGTTATAGAGTTGCCTCTAAGTGTATCTTTCAGATGCCCTAAGAATGTAGTAAAAGAAGCAAACAGATATGTCAAAGATTTCCATGCTCTAGAAAATGCAAAAGATGGTAAAGTTGTAGAACATGCAACTATCAATAATGCGAGGAAAGGTGATATTATTCTATGTAGATATAATGCACCTCTAGTAAGCGCATTCTATTCTATGATTAGTGAAGGCACATCAGCATATATTCTAGGTAGAGATATGTCAAAGGGTCTAGTTAATTCAGTTAAGAAGATTTCAAAAGATATGCATATGGGCGTTGGTGAATTTTGGGGATTGTATCAACAACAACATAACTACGAAGTAGATAAGGCAATGCAACAAGACAGAAAGCAAAAAGCAATCGCCTTAGAAGATAAGAGAGATTGTATTGCTATTTTTGTTAGCAAAGCAAATACTGTTGGAGAAATTATTCAAGAGATAGAGAAAGTCTTTGACGGTAATGGTAAAGGAGATATTATGCTCTCTACTGTTCACAAGGCAAAGGGGCTAGAAGCAGATAATGTATATGTTCTAGCAACTGAAAGAATGCCTCATCCAAAAGGAGGCATCGAAGAAAATAATATTATCTATGTGGCTATCACAAGAGCAAAGAAGAATTTGTTCTATTGTGGAGGAAAGCCCACAAAGAATTGATACTCCTAGAGGGTTCTCTGTTTATTCCCCTCGACATAGTAAGTTAGGCATGACTTATAGGAGAAAAATGTCCGAATGGGTGAGAAGCCCTACTAAATTTAAAGGTGAAATAAATGAAACACAGTACAACAGAAGAATTAACATTAAACTATTTGGTTAATACCTACGGGAGAATAAGAGAAGCATATCCCAAAAATCAGGTTGAAACCGAATTAGCATCAGCAAAAAGAAAATACCAATATGAAACTGAAGAATATGCAAAGAATCAAAGTTCTTTTAATTATAACAATCTAATTGATGCTATGATTAGACTACAATATTGGAATCAAAAAAGAGCAACGAGGGATTAATTATGGGATATAGCAGTGATGTAACAATTGTAACAGAACGCTCAAATGGAGAATTAATCGAAGCGTGTAGAGAGGCTGAACCTGATAATGTTTCAGTTTATGTAGTATCTCTATATGACGGATATAATGAAGAAATCAAAGAAGCGATTTGGAAAGATGTAGAAGTTCTAAAGTTTGTTTTTGAAGGCAGAAAGTGGTATGATGAATACCCCAACATTAGAAACATTAATCGAGCAATGTCTAACTTAGAAGAAGTAAGTTCAGATAGTTTTGGATGTATTGAAATCGGAGAAGATATTTCTGATGTTGATTATCGAGGACATCCATTTGATTTAGGATTAGACCTCATTAGAAGGGTTTCTCTACACTCAAGTATAATAGAGGTTGAGGAAGAATAAATAAATACTCTAGGCTTTTAGCCATAGTGGGGTTTATACAGTAAAGAATGAAAAGTTGTTTTCCAGCAAAGTATGGGGGGTTGCTTCCTTTTCCCCCTTCATTTTTCCCCACTTCTTTTTTTTAATAGGTGATACATATGAATATATTTGCAAAATATAGAAGTCCACGAAGAATTGTCATAGATATGATAGATAAGCACATCGTAAAGATGCCGACTGAAACTTGTCAAATGTTGCACACCAACGAATTATATTTTCTATATCTAAAAGAATATAATGTTGAGCCAACACTAAGGCAATTGAAAGAATTCCATAGTAAGATTGATTCTAAATTGATGAAGCCTGCTATGTTAAACCACCCTAGCACTATTTGGGCTAGGCAATCTAATCACAATGCAAAATGGTTATATGAACATGGTATTGCTCTTTGTGATGAATATACCTACAGATATGGTAAAGTTCATGGCTCGGAGTCTAGAATAAAAGATACCGTTTTTCATATTCAAGATGGTGATTGGAAACAAGCCACGCCTGTTTTTATTGCTATGGCTGATAAATACAGATTAAATAGAGAAGATTACTTTCAACAATATCCCCTCGATACTGAATGGGATTTTGTGATAGAATCTTATAGACACTACTACCTAGAAGCAAAGTGGTCTTTTGCTTCATGGAAGAAAAGAGAACCCCCTATTTGGTGGGGTAAAGACCACATAAAAAATAAACTAAAGGAAAGAGAAGAAAAGTATGCTTTCCTAAAGAGGTGAAATAAATGACAGATAAATGTAAAGAATGTAATGGTGCAGGAGTAACAGTAAAATTTGACAAGACTCATGAAATTTTTGTTAGGGAGGATTGTATTACCTGCGCTCTAGAAGAAAGATATAGAGAGCAACTATTCAAGAGATTAAGTAGTTCTCTATCGAAAGCCAGCGTAGAAAGACTTGCTAAAACACTAGCAGGTTTAGTAATAGAAATAGCATCGGATGAAGTCTTAGATAGATTAGATAATTATTCGACAAGTAAAGAATATGAAAACATGTTCGCATTAATAAGCGTAATAGGAGAGATGACACAATGAATAGACAAATAGAATTTGCAATAGTAGAAGATGCCGATATATCCCCAATTGTTATCACGATTGGCGATGATGATGTTCCTAAATTAGTATTAAATCAATATTATAGAGTTTGGATTAGTCTTAATAGAAAGGTAATAGCAGGTATCTTTGAAAGTATGCCTAAGCAAATTGATAAGATGCTAGACCAAATACTACAGGAGCAAAGAAACTTTGAAATAAATGACGGAGATGACATGTATGGCGTATGAAAATTATGAGGAAGAATTAGAACTTTTAAGAGAGATTGAGAATAGTCTTTCATTGACTAATACTTCTTTTACTGAAGCAAGAGGACATTGGGATAGAAAACTTATGGCTAATATTGTTGCCGTTTCTGAAGCAGATAATTATGATGATGCTAGATTAGAATGGAGAGCAACAGGTAGAGTTTTTAGAAGAAGCAGAAATGTTGCTATGAATGATAGATTAGAAGCAATGGCGGAAGAATGGGGTCATCCTGTGGGGCATTGTATTTGTGGGCATTCTATTGTATATCACTATGAGATAGAAAACACACTAAACGGTAATATTACAGTTTTGGGTTCAGACCACATAGAAAATTATCATATTGCTAGAAGAATCATGTTGGAAGAAAATTATCAACCGCATCATGTCGAAGATAGCGATGTAAATAATTGGAGAAAAAATGCAGAAGCAGATATGACTTACAAAGAATTTACGGCTAGTGATAATTTCCAAAAACATCAAAATAGAGTCAATCTACTTTCTGAAATAGATAGTAGATTTAATTGTGAAAGTTTTTATTATAAGATAGATGAAAGCCTCCTCACATCAATTGATGAGAGAGATATGATTGAGGATAGAGATATTACTCTAGAGGACTTATTCGATATTGAGAAATTCTATAATATAGACCTGCTTGATTATATTAAAATCGCTAGTGGTGGGCGTTTCAAGAAAACACCTTCTCATCTAAACAATGATGACTATCTAGTTTTCTCATCAATCATTTATAGAAACAATAAAGCAATGAAGGCTAAGAGAAAGCCTCCTGCTTCATTGCTTTCAGATATGAGTGAAATGATTGCTCATAGAAGAGATTATCAAGAAATAATTGATGAAGAGAAGGATTTGTTAGTAAAGGCTATCAAATTATATTGGATTCATGGAGTTGCTAGAGAATATTGTGCATATTTTATGCAATTTAGAGCCAGCGCAGAACATGACATTTGGATTGCTAAAGAAAGGAAAGAAGAGATAGCCAAACAGATAAATTCTCTTACTGCTAAAATAACAGGTTTCACTAATAAAGAGTTATTAGAGAGTATGACTGATACAATCAGAGAACAATTAACTGATTATGGTGTGATTGATGAATTACAGTCAAGAGATGATGATTTTGTATATCATGATAATCTATCATTCATATTTTCAGAAGATACAAGTGCCTTAATTGCTGGAAAAAGATTGTTAAATCCAGTTATAACAGATTTAGAACACTTACAAATTCAAGTAGAAAATCTATCAGAACAAATGCAATCTAATGATTTAGTGATAAAAAAGGGAGATAAACTAGATGAATTACCCCCTTCCGAAGAACTTCGCTCTTTCAATGATATGGTTTGCCGAATAACAAGTCAAGTCAATAATATATCTAATTATCAATATGGGTTCAATAATGTATCGTTTAGTAGATGGAAAAGGTATCTTAGAAAAGAAACAGAGATGATGTCTGATTTAGAAAAACAGATGTATATTCAAATGGGTAATGATTTAGCAAATGATAGGACAACCATGACAAGGTTTAGATTACAACATAGTCAAAGAAGATATGAGCGTCTAATAACAACGGCAAGAGAAATAACCGCTAAGATATTAGCGAAGTCTAAGTATCAATATAATTCCTATTCTATAAATATTGATTCTTTTATGCCTAAAGATAATTATCAAGAAATAGTGCTTAACGCATTAGAAAAACTAAAACCTAGTGTAGAAGGTTTAAATACAGAACAAAACATACAGGAAGTGAACTAAGATGATACAAGTAACAATAATGAATGAAACAGGACACACGGAAATGTCGCTAGATTCAAGCGGTGTTTTAGAGCAAATTCAAGAGCACTCCGACTACTGGATATTTGTAGATGGAGAGATGAGAAGTAGAGCAACAGTAAATGAAATCGAATGGGATAGTGTAGAATCAGTAACACTAATTCCTGCATTGCAAGGAGGCAACTGCTGAATAAGTATTACATAGTTCTGTAATATCTCGTTTGATTAGTGAAGCACTACACACTTCACATTATGGGGGTAGTAGCATAAGGATAAAATTAATGCTACTACCCCTAATGGTTGATGACCCTAACATCAAAAAAATTCTAAGTAGAAGAATAGATTATATTCTACACAATTATTTTGTAGAGGATTTATCTCTACGCAAAATTAAACCCCTATTCCAAGATTGTCTTTGGGATATTGAAGAAGCCGTAAATATGGGCTTCGATTCTTATTTAGATTCACTATTTACTAAGGTAGATAAATTTAGTAAATATCACAAGAAGAACAAAAAAGAATGTTCTTCCGATTGCTTTGTTTGTAAAATGGAGATGACACAAAATGAAAGAAAAAGACCCCGAATATGTTGAAAGCCACAGGGCTTACAAAAAGAGAATAGCGACCCGATGTAGAATATGTGGAGGACAACTCCTAACTGCTGAGGAGATTAAGAATGAAATGCATGACGCTTGTAATGTAGATACTTCAAATACATATTTGATGTGATTAGCATGAAACATAATACCAAATTTACATTATTAACTGCTGACGACTCAAGAAATACTGTTGGTAGTTTAGATTTAAGTTATACTGTAGAAGTTCAAGGACAATTCATTACTCGAACCGAGCCAAACTCAAACTATGAAGTAAAACCTGCTAATGGTAGTGCTAGACCCATGTATAATTCTATGCTAAACACTACTGACAGGTGGATTAGAAAAATATTAAATGCTACACCAAATAATAAAAATAATCAAGATAATCTGTATATCAAGGTGTCTGCAAGCGTGGTAAAGGAAGATAGTTCTTTACCATTAATAATCGAATTTTATAGGGAGAAAGTAACTAAAGAACCAATACTTGATGATTTTGATTCTTCTCAAAAAAACAGTAATGTTATCTATTCAATAAATGGTAAAGCCTTTGACAATCCAAAGGATTTTATCGGGATGCTAACTACAGTTATACTAAAAATAGCAGACCACACTTATAGCAATAATAATATTGATGTTTGGAGAAAGGATATTAGAAGTGCTATTGACATACCAGTAGATATTAAATATGCTTTAACTAATAGAACTCCATATAGTTTCTTTTATATTGATAGTAATAAAAACGACATTACTGAAAGGGAAGTGTTGCTTAATCTAAAAAGAATAGGCGATAGAGAATGTGCCATAGAATTATCTGATGGTGTTTGGGGTAGTATGTCTTTTGAAGCACTTCAATTATTTATCAATGCATTTAGACATGGTAAAACGAATAGTTATTCTGAGATTTCACCTAGAAAATTATTCTTCTTAACTATGAAAAGGATGCCTAGTAGTGCCGAACAAAAACTAATGATTCACTATTTAATGCAGAATAGAACTTCTGATATTGTGTCATCTAGGGCATCTAAGATGCTACAGGACATAATAGAAAAACATAGTGATAAGGTATTTGTAGAATATAATAACAACACTCCCGATGATAGATTTAGCCACATTCATCATATTAAGGTTAGAGGTATTGGGGCTGACTGGAAATTAACCCCTAATCATAAAATTAGAAGTGCGGTGGATGCAGGAAGGCAAGCAGTTCAAACTAGAATCTATAGAGGCAATGGTAGATATTCCGATGCTATCTGTATAGATAATACAAATAACAATTCACCAATGGGCGACCAAATAGCGACTAGAATATTGGCTACTATGAATGATGAGTATATGGTTTCAAGGGTGCATACTGTTGTAAATACTTATGATGCTAATAAGGGTAAAAGAGATTCAAAAATAGATGACCTAATTGCCTCTACTATTGGAGAAGAGGAATAGTATTACCATAAATATATTATAGCAAGTATGGCTAGATAGTGCCATGCAGACGAAGTGTTTTGAGTGTTTGAGTCATTCAAATTATTTTGATGAAAGATTAGGTGAATTAGTCTGTTCCGATTGTGGGTTGGTGCTAGTAGTTGAACCGTTTGAAACTAGAACGAATTTTACTTTAGATTCAAACAATAGGGTATATTCTAACAAGACTACTAGCACTGACCTAAAAGAGTCGAATAAAGCGATTCTAAAGGGTCTAAGGATGTGTGGGGTATATTTAGGCAAGTTCGGATTTCCCTCGCTGAATGAGCGTGTTAGTGAGGTTTATCACGAACTCTTTCAAAAAAGAATAATGACTAAAGAAAGTATAGAAGTTAAATCTGTAGCAGTAGTGGCTTATGTTCTGTTTGAAAATAGAACCCCAGTAACTACTAAGGTAATTTGTAATGAATTCTTCATTAACTTGAAACAGACAAACAAATTGCTTAGAAAAATAAAAAATCACTATGGTATGAAAATTCTAAAATGTATTCCTAGTGATGACTATTTAATAGAAAGAACTTGTAATGGTTTAACTTCTAGTAGAGATATTCTAAATAATATTAAACAAGTAAATGTGATGCTTACTAATAGATTGAGTAGCACACATTTCAATAGAGGTAGGTGCTATGTTCCTGCCGTTATTAGAGTTGCGTGTCTAATGTATAATATTGACATCAGCGCAAATAAAATAGCAAAGAGTAGCGGTTTTTCGACTAACGCTATTAGAGCCGAGATGAATAAGATTCTCGATACACTAGGAATTCAAAAGTCGGATATAATAAATAAAACAGTTGGTGAATTAAAATGAGAGAATATGCAATAAATGTAGTAAGCCAGTTTAAGGTTGAAGAAATAGATAAGGAGGCAAAAGAATGACAGGAAGAAAAACAGTATTAGTAATAGGAGCAGGTGGAATTGGTAGTTATCTAATTCCACTTATTGATAGAGTTGAATTGTATGATATTACGGTAGCAGACCCCGATATTATAGAAACTAAGAATTTACTCTATCAAAATTATGATGTAATTGATGTAGGTAATAATAAGGCTAAGACAATGGGAGAGAAATACAATAGTGTTGTTACTTCTAGTCCTTATGCTATCTTAACAGAACAACAAGTGTTAGGATATGATTTGGTTGTTGCCTGCGTAGATAATTTACAACTAAGAAAAATGCTTTACAGAACAGGCGTAGATTGGCTTGATTTGAGAGCACAAGGTAGAAACTGCATGTTATTATCTTCTAAAGTTACAGGTGTAGAATTAGAAGAAATGTTAATTGGAGATGACACTAGAACATTTAGTTGTCAAGGAGATTCATGGGTTGGAGATAAAGAAGGAGTCCAATTTATGCAAGCAGTAGTAGCAGGTTTGGGCGCACAATGGATTCAAAGATATTTTGGAGAAAATGAAGTTGAAGATTTTAAGATGGTGAGCCTATGAGTGATAAAAATGTCTGCTGTATATGTGAAAAAGAAATGGATGGAGTAGGTTGTAGCCCTACACCCTTTAAATTTTCTAGGGTTTGTAATACTTGTGATAGTTATGTTTCTGCTACAAGAATAACACTTACTCCATTAGTAAATTCAATACAACATATCGTAGGATATGAAAAAACATCATCTTATCTTTTTGAAAAGATAGGTTTAATGTTAAAGATGGCGCATTCCCTAAAAAGAGCGCAAAAAGAAATAGATGAAGAAAGGATAAAGGAGATGAAAGAAGATGAGTAAAACAAAAGAAATGCAATTATTGAGAGAAGAAGCGATTTTCCATGTAGAGAACACATGGGCTAATCTATTAGAGGATGCTTTTAGAAATTCACTTGCTACTAAGATAGAAGATGTAGAATATTTGGAACATAACATGGAGATTATGAAGGCATTATGGTATGCTTCTACAGAAATACTACCACACCTAGAAATGCAATATGCTATTGATTCCAACAATAATATATTTGTTTCTACTGGAACAGGTGGCTTTGTAGATTTCAAAAGATTTGAGCAGTTAGATGGTGGAATGAAATTACCTCTAAAGTGTTGGGTTCATACTCATCCTTTTGGTAGTGCATATTTTAGCGGAACTGATATTAATACTGTTGCGAAGTGGAAATCTGTTTTAGAATGCGCTTATGTTTTAGGCGGAGAAGAACACTACGGATTTTGGTGTAAAGATGAACCTGATAAATTAGAGATTTGGAATAACCTAGAAGTAGTTAGAACTCAATTATGGGGTAATGCATTATCCATAGCAGGTTTAAATATTAATCAATTAGAAAGAGAAGAGGAATGATAGTATGAAATTGAAGGCAGTAGGAGAACACGCAGTTGTAGAACTAAGAAAGGTTAGAAAGGATAGCGGTATTTTTACTAGATTACAACATAGTGGTAAAGTTATCTCTTGTGAAAAAGATAAATCACTAGAAGGTAAAACTATTATGTTTAGTAGCAGACCTGAATATCAGACTTATAGTGATTATATCTTTGTTCCATACAATATGATACTATGTGTGGTGGATAAGGAATGATTGCTAAGGGAACAAAGTGTGAAATTTGTGGTGCTAAATACACTATGAGATTTATGACACAACATAATAATAAATTATGTTGCCCACTTTGTTCTCATTTAATTAATTTAACTAATGGTGAAGAAGAATGAATGATATTGAATTATACGAATACATATTGAAAGGAATGTTAGACCTTACAGAAAACGGTGATTTGTTTAGAGAAGAAATGGATGATAGATTATTAATCGGTGAATTAGAATTTTTAATTATGATTATTAAAAATCTATTAGATACTATTCCTGATAAGAAACAGGCATACGATTTGTATAAAGGATTTCAAACTAGGTTGGTGGAAGGCTGATGTTTAGAAGTTGTACTAATTGCGGTAATGATAGAAAACAAGTGATGACCGTCACAACTCCTGTTGGAACAAGATACTTTTGTAGTGATAGATGCTATGCAGAATATCTAGGAATAAACATAGATGATATTAGAGGATATTATGAATCTCATGTTGTGGAGGATGAGGAATGAAGGAAATATTGTGTCCTCATTGCCATAACTTTGTTAATGCGAATCTAATTGAATGCCCTAACTGTCATGGTTTTTTGGATGAAGATATGGAGATGATGTGATGATTGATAAAGACGAAGAAATTAAAAAATTGAAAGAGAAAATTTCTAAGGCGATAGAAGTAGCAAAGACGGCTCTCTCGGCTCAAGAAATGCTTCCTTACAACGACCCTTTTAATGAAGAACAATTATATTTCGCTACTTTGCAGTTGAGTAAGACTTTGAGAATACTAGAAGGGAGTGAATAAATGTTTGAAGATAAGACAATAACAAGAATGACTATCGTTTATGAAGATGGTAGCCTTACAATATTGACTAAGAATAAAGATGGAACAATGAATGTAGAAAGGAGAGAAGTAAAATGATATTACATGGGAAAGAAGTAAAACAAAAATTACTGGAAGGAATTAATTTAGTAGCAGATACGGTAAGTCCAACTTTAGGACCACAAGCAAGAACAGTTATTTTACAGGGAGAACCCCCTGTAATAATTAATGACGGTGTTACTATTACTAAGTATGTTAGAAGTGATGACCCTTATGTTCAAATGGGTATTCAAATGGTGCAGAACTTAGCAAGTAAAGCACAAGATTCTAGTGGTGATGGAACTACTACTGCTTGTGTAATTGCTAGAGCGTTATGCGAAGAAATATCTAATCTTGATGATTTTAATATACACCAGTTGAGGCTAGAGTTAGAGTTGGCTCAAAGAAAGATATTAGAATACTTAGATGATAATGCCGTTGAGATTCAAGATAATGATATTCTAAGGGTCGCTACAATAGCGGCAAATAATGATGAATACTTAGGCGAACTTATCCAAGAAGCAATTAACAAAGTAGGTAGAGATGGAGTTATTACTGTCGAAGAATCGAAGAATCATAAAACTGAATTAGTCACTAGAGATGGATTTAGAATAGATGAAGGGTATCTTTCTCACCTTATGGCTAATGGCGAAGATGGAAAATGCACCTTTAATGACCCGCTAGTTTTCATGTCTAATATTTCTTTTAGGAAATTTCAAGACTTGCTACCTATGTTAGAGATAAGTTCGGCACAAAACAGACCACTTCTAATTCTATGTAAAGGAATAGAAGGTAATGCTTTAGATAATTTAGTTATGAACATACTACAGAAAACCGTTCAAGTCTGTGCTATTTTAGCACCTAACTTTGGTGATGCTCAATTAGATGAACTATCAGATATTAGTTCACTTTTAGGTGGAGTTGTATATACTGATGAATCTAAAGATGACCCTAAGTTGGTTTCTATAGATGAATTTGGAACATGTGATAGAGTAATTATCGGTAAGGAATACTCTACTATCATCGGTGGAACTGGTGATGTTTCAGATAAAATATCCACGCTAAGAAAATTAGCAGATGATATGACTGGTTATGATAAGGCTAGAATTAAATCTAGAATTGCTAAACTAACTGGTGGTGTTGCTACTATTAGAATTGGCGCAGGTTCTCAATTAGAAATGAGGGAAAAGAAAGAAAGATTAGATGATGCTCTTAACGCTACTAAATGTGCATTGAGTGAAGGTATTGTTACTGGTGGAGGTTTTTCTTTATTACAATCTAGATATGCGTTAGGTAATAGTTTAGGGGAAAAAATAGTTGCTAAAGCACTATCAGCACCAATCAAAACTTTAGTAGATAATAGTGGCGGAGAATACGATGAGAATAAACTCACTGTTCAACTAGGAGCGTTTGATGCTATAGATTGTGTATATAAACCTCTAGACCAATATAATGTCTATGACCCTGTTCTAGTAACTAAGAATAGTTTTGTAGCATCTATGTCTATCGCTAGTCTTTTCTTGACTACCGATGTAGCAGTTCTGTTGGAGGAATAAATATGTGCAATCATAAATGGAAAAAAACTGGCGGGCATGTGTATGATGGATGGGATGGATATGCCGATGATGCGGTATATTTTGAAGAATGGATAGACGAATATACTTGTGAAAAATGTGGAGAAACTAAGGAGGAATAAATATGGAGTATTTAACAAATAACTCAATTAAATGTGACAAATGTAATCTATTCAAAATAGGAAGGCGTGTTGAACAATGCAAATGCGAATCGAAGATGGAGGAATAATTATGGCATTTAATTTACACCATTTCATGTTGAGTCTATTTAAATCAATTAAGAAAGAAAAGATTCATGATGAAAAACATGATGAAGATTTAGATGCAGTAATTCAAGCCTTTGAAGAATCTAGGATTGATGAACAATGAAATTTCATCATCGGTGCGTAAAGTGTAATGGAGTAGCAGAAAATTTACCTAGAGCAAAATATATGCCTCCGAGATACCATTGCGCCCGATGTATGATAATATGGATAGGAGAGTATAAAGAATGAAAAAGGCGATTACTGTAATATTACCTGCTCCTCATGATGCAGAAGTTAATTGCCCTATTTGTGAAGGCAACAAATGTAAAGTCTGTAATATGAAAGGTAAAATCAAATTTGAAGTTGCCCCTAAAATACCTATTCAAAGGGCGCACATTATCAAATATGTGGTAGAGAATATTAGAGAAGTCGCTAATGATATAACTAAGAGATATGGATTAGTTCCTGAGATTAACACACTAGAGGTTATAGAGATTAATTCAGCGCAGTTTGAGATAGTGCAAATCTCTAGTCTAGGTGGAGTATGTTGGGTAGTTAATAGATTAGATGAATTAGATACCCCTAGATATTTTACTTCTAGACAAGAACTTGATAAATTTAAACAAGGGTGGATGACATGAATAAAGATTTTGAGAAAATAGGTCAGATAGTTAGAGATGAAGAACAAGAGTTACTTATTACCAAAGGTAATTATTACAAGATAGATGTAGTTGATTTCAGATGGTATCGAAGTGAAAAACCCACAAGAAAGGGTATTAGATTAAACAGGGAAGAAGCAAAGGAGTTATTAGAAATTCTTAGGAGAGAATTTGAATGAGTAGGAAGAAAAACCTACACATTCTTTTTTGCATAACCTGTCATACGAAGTTAGGAGTATCACCGCATAACTTCGCAGACAAAATGATATTCTGTAGTAAAGAATGCTACATTAAAGGTGATGAACTAAGAGAAAAATATTGGAGAGATTAAAATGAAAAAAGCATATTTGATAGCAAACAACGATAAGAGATTCGCTAAGTGGGTAAATGAAACTAGCAATAAATTGAAAGGAGATGCAAAGAATACCTTTGTCTATAATGCTAACGAGGTTAGATATGGTAATTATTTTGCTAGGGCTTCTTTTGTAGCATACTGGCATATACACTTTGACAATTCTATGGCTAGGTTTGCACCAGCCATTACTCAAGCAACATTCATACACATGATGCATAGATTCCTAGAGCGAGGTAAGACAGAGGAAGTTGAAATAATTAATCAAATGACTGTTAATTACCTTAGACTAATTAAGGAGTTAGATGATGATGAAGAGGAATGATTACTACTATTTAGCGGGAAAATTATACAATTTAGCAGAATCTCTACCTTCTCATGATAAATTATCCGTATTGATTCTTGAATTAATTACTAAGTTGAATAAAGATAAAAAGTTTGAGGAGTTGTTATTAGATGATGTTCAAAAAGATGTGTCGAGCCTTAGAAGCGATAGAGAAGTTAAGTCCACAAAAGACAAAGACTCTCCTAAAGCGAACTTATTTGGATTCTAAAGACCCCTATCTTCTAAAGATATTAAATAGAAGAGGGCATAATAGAGAGGCATATATTAGAAAACTAATACCCAATACCTTCAATATTTTTGAAGAAGAAGTTGATAAATCATATTCTAATTATCTAGACTATGGAAATGTAATCTATTATCTTGATGTGAGTGCCGAAGGAGAAACTGATTTTCCTCTATCAACTATCTATAATATTCTTGAGAAGAAAGCAGACCTCAAACCATATTTACTTGAGATGTCAGCCCTTGAAAGGAAATGGTTAGTTAGACTATGTTGTAACTCTTCTCATATTCCTAGAAGAGATTTATTGATTAGTGTAATAGCAAAGTGCTTTGACAAAGAAAGAGAAGAGGTTTTGAATCATTGTAATTATTCTTCTTTGAATAATGTAATAGAATATTATCATAAGGGAATGATTCCGACTAGCACTATTACCGTAGGCTCTTTTGTTTCCCCAATGACATATTCTATGTCTAAGAAGTTAGATAATTATGATGGATATTACTGTAGAATAAACTATGGCTTACCTTACTTACAGATGCACATAAAGGATAGCAAGATAACATTGTTCAATAAAAAGGGAGATGTTGAGTTATATCCTACATCTTCTAATTTACCAGAACCCTTTGTTCAGAATGCTATATTCGAGGTAAATAAAATAGAAGATAACTTTGTTATATATGATATTCTTTATCTAAATAATGAAGTTTTAATAAATAAATCTCTTTCTGAAAGAATACAATATTTAGAACAGTTTGATAATGTTGCTGAATATTATAATTCATCTGATTTTATATCTGAATATAATTTATCAATTGGTTCGGGTTATGAGGGAATTTATCTTTGTTCTCCTGATGAAAAATATCTGGTAAATTCAAAAAGTCCTAATTATTTGAGATATAACCCTAGCAACCTAGAAGTGTTCGCAGTAATCACTTCTTCTAATGTTGGAAAGTTCAATTCTTTCAAATCCTTTGATGTTTCCTTGCCCAATGACGGCTCTTTTGAGAGATTAGGGAACTTTGTAGATGTGCCGTCAAAGGAAGCCCGTTTAACGCTAGAGAATGCTCTTAGAAAACAGGTCATAGATTTCAAGGATAACAAATACTACTTTAGTCCTAGAGTTGTGGTAAAGATAAGAACTAGCGGTTTAGCATACAAGAATAACAAAGCATCGCTAAGGGATGTAAGATTTATTAGTATAATGAATGATATGTATGTAAGCGAATGCACTACGCTCAAAGAAATGGAGGACTATTAATGGATGAAGAATGCACCTTTTTTGCCGATAGCAACTTCTTTGTTATCAAGTTAGAGATTTACTCTAAATTAAAAAGAAGTGAACTGAATGCCCTACAATCTGTTATTGATGAGTTTCATAATATGTTTATGCCGAAGGACTCTACACTACAAGCAATTATCTCAAGAGTGGATAGGGAGTCTGTAGTTGCCTTAGTGGGTAAAGACAAGACAAATCAATATTTTAATGGGATAACTACAATGGCTATTAAATCAAAAAACTGTAGTGCAGAATATATGCACACAATAATGGAAACGGTAAAAATCTTTTTTGATGCTTTGGATGTGAATTATAAGATTCACGATTTGGAATACTATGGTGAGTTAGATGATTGACAAGAAAATATTTGTAGGTTTAGCATTAGGTGGAACGCCTCACTTATCTATTACAAGGAGAGATAAAATATCAATCGGGTATCAAGTGGAAGCATTCTATCTAATACCATGTAAAAGTAGGACAGGCTTTCTTCTAGATTTCATAGAACAACAAAATCTTAAGGCAACTATTTGGACTTTGAATGGTTGTGAATACTTAAGGATTCAACATAGAGATTCTCTTAAATCTATATTTAAGATGATACCCGATTACTTAGTTGAAGCAGATAGAAGGCTTTGCCTATTTCTAGATGCTATGAACATAATTAAACAGAAACGACATTTAACTCTAGAAGGGTTTGAAGAAATTACAAAAATAAAAGACAAAATGACAAGAGATGATAAAAATGGGATTGACATCAATCAACAAAGAGAGAGCCACATTATTAGTGGGTAAAGCAGGAACAGGAAAAACAACAATGGCTTTAGGGATGATGGATAATCCCATCATTTATTATGCAGATGAAATACCTAGTAGTTTAGATATTTATTCTGTGCCTAGAGATAGGGGCATACTAATAGAAGAATTACATTACAAGGCAGATAAAGATAAAGTTTTGAATATCATTAGGAACTACAAAGGAAAAGTAGTTCTTACTTCTAATGATAAAAAATCAATCCCTAATGGTATTGTTCCTATGTGTAAAGTTAAACTTGCAGGTAGTAAAAAACACTTACAGGATTCTATTAAAGCAATAGCACCTAGATGTGAAGAACCGCATTCTATCCATATGTCAAATTTTGAGTTGGTATCTCATTACCTAAAGACATCTAATAGAGATAAAGTTAGAGAGGCACTTGAGATAAACCAACCCAATGAAGTTACATTCCTAAACTATCTAGTTGAAAATATTCATGTAAATAAATTGATATTTGTGGATGCTTATGTTAAGAGAAGATGGGATAAGAAATACTTCTATGAGATGTTAGCATATGCACATGATGGAAAATATTTCGGTAGAATGAATATGCCTAAATGGAAAAAGAAAAGCGAGATGCCCTACATTCTAAGAAAACTAGGATTGCCTAACGAGAAGATACTTAGTCAATTCTTGAAAGATGAGGAGTTTCATGATTATGCTAGAAAGAAACTTAACAATACTCATTGTAGATTATTGGGTATTGAGAAGAAGAAAAAGAAAATTAAAATAAAGAAGAAAAAAGAAATGAAGAAAACAACACTAAATGATTTTATGTGAGATGATACAATGACACAATATGAAAAAAGAATAATTAGAATACTAAAGAAAGAAGGTTCATTACCAGCCAGTGCTATTTTTGAAAGACTAAAAAATGATAATTACAAAAGACATCCTAGAAGCATTAATTCGCTTGCTCAGATGCTAAGGGGTAGATTTTCAAAGACTTTTGAAAAGGTTAATGTTACTGTCAAAAAAACAGAATGGAAAATAAAAGATAATGTTATTTTAGAAGAAGAAGATAAAACCATGTCCTTCTATCATGGTTCTTGGTTTTGTAATAACTGTGGGTATAATTCTTCAAACAAACAAACAGTCGAAAGACACACACAAAGAGAAAATGCCTGTGAAAGATATAGAAAAAAAATGGAGGCAGAAAAATGAAGAAAAAAGAGATAATAGCAAGACTTACTCATATAATCTACCTTTATGAAGTAAAGAAATCACCATCAACGGCATTTAACGAGTTAATTAATTTAAAGATTGATTTGGAGGAATAAAAATGAAAAGTAGAAATATAAAACAAAAAAGTGAAGAACTCGCAGAAAAAGCAGAACAAGCAGGAAATTTAGAAGCGTTAATAGAAAAAGCAGAAAAGGCAGACTTCTATATTCAAGAATTATTAGATGAGATAGGCAGATTCAATATTAGTGAACCTCATGGTTGGCTAAGTCAAGTTATCCATGACTTAAAAGAAGCACTAAGAAAAAAATTGGGGGTGCTATAATGTTATGGACTGAAAAATATAGACCAACTACTCTAAGTGAAATTGTAGGACAAGAGCATTTTGTATTAGATGCTCAGACATGGGTAGCAGAAATGAATATGCCTAATGTTCTAATTAGCGGAGTAGCAGGAACAGGTAAGACTACTGCCAGTATTGCATTAGCAAGAGATATTCTAAAGAAATTCTTCAAGGATAATTTCTTTGAAGTAAATGCTAGTGATGACAGAAAATTGGAAACTGTTAGAGATAAAATCAAAGAGATTGCTAGAACAGTAACTATGGGAGATGTACCATTTAAGATAATGCTTTTAGATGAAATGGATGGTATGACTAAAGATGCCCAAAATGCTTTGAAAAGAATTATGGAGAGATATTCTAATAATATTAGATTCATAATTACCTGTAATGATAAACATAAGATAATTCATCCATTACAAAGTAGATGTGCTAATTATAGGTTCAATCTTTTGCAGGACAAAGTTATCCTCGACATGATGCTTGAAATTATTGAAAAAGAGGGGCTAGTGAGCAAAATTGATTTGGATGACCTTCGCAGGTTTATATACTCAATAAATGGTGATATTCGTAGAGCCATAACGGAATTGCAAGCCACTAAGTCAAGTGGCAACTCGTTGGTGAAACAAATTGAAACAAACTTAGACGACTATGCAAAGGCGGTAAATATGCTATTAGAGAAGGATGGTGAGGTTTTAGACTATATTCATAATATGGTCTATAAAGGATTTACTGTAAAAGAGATATGTCTAGGGCTACATGATGTAGTTGTGAATTCTCAAGGAATGGATAACGCCTTGAAATTCAAATTTCTAAAGGTTATCGGAGAAACAGAATGGCGTTCCAATACTATGACACCAAAGGTAATACTTTCGTGGATGGTAGGAAATCTAACATAAAAAAATAAAACAATAGGAGATGAAAAAAATGCAAGAACAAATTGAAAATGAAGTAAAAAACGCTTCTTCCGTATTAGGAATTAGCGTAGAAGAAGCAGAACAAAAGTATAGTGAAATCTGTGCGGATAATGGCGCAGAACTTTACTCTAAGATTACTTTGTCACTGTGGAGAAGTTATGTTATGCAAGTAGTCCGTTCTAAGAAAAGCGGTAATACTACACAACAAAGAAGCAACAACCTAGTATCGCAAGCATTTGGTTTCTTCATATCATTAGAAGAACCTAGAGATGTTTTGAACTGGTCTAGAAAGCAAGCAAAAGAAGCATATCTAAATGATGCTCTTAGTGCAGTTATGAATACTAAAGTTGCAGAAGCAGTAGAAAAAGAAGATGGAATGTGGTCTATTACAAGATGTATTGATGGTGAAACAACAAATACTATCGTTAGAGATTCACTACCAGAAGGTGCAGAAACTCTAGAAGATGGTAGGACAATTATTCCTTTGTATGATAATGCTACATATATGAATGGGGCTAAGAATGCTAATTTTGGAAAACCTATGCCTAAAGAAGAACTAAGAAGAAGTGGTGTATTCTTTGGTAGCATTAATGGTGAACAAATGAAGCCTTATGCATTTTCTTACAAGAGAAAGTTCTGTGTAGAATTTAATCCTCAAACATTTGATTGGGTTCACTTCGTTTGTATTAGAAATGAAGATAATGAAAGATTGTTTGGTATGACTGAAAAGACTCTAGGTTCTCTAAGAATTAATTCAGAACTAGAAGGTAATGAAGCATATAGAGATACTACAGAACTAGACCCATTTGCTTTAACTGCTACTTTCTTTAGTGATAAGATTGTAAGTCTAGGTGCTCTAGATACTGAACACATACAAAGATTGGCTCAACCATCTAGTGAAAGATATATCATTACTGATGGAACAGTTTCTCAAATGGTTATGACTCCTACTGCTAACGGTAATAGAATCCTAACTCTAACAGATTTAGATGTTGAGATTGATTATGAAAGCGGTCAAGAACTAACTACTACATGCTGGATTCCTCCTAGTATGAATCTAGACTTTGGTATTGGTTCTACTGTTACAGTTGTTGGAAGAACTTCTAAGAGAAGTAGTGAAGATGGCGATGAACCCGTTACTATAAATGTAAGTGGTCTTTTTGTAAATGAAAGACTAGGTTCTCCTGTTGCTCCACAAACAGAAGTTAGCGAGGATAATTTTGATTGGTTTTGATAACTAATCATCATACTCCAACTACCACTTTACCAACACATCCACTGTGGTAGTCTTTGCGCCATAATAGTATAGATGTGAACTATAGGAGAAAATAGACATTCGGAAGGGTGCAAAGCCCTATACAGATAAAGGTGATAAATTGCAGATTACAAAAGGATTAGTTCTTCGAGAGAAGAAAGGAAATGACATGGGGGCTATATTTAACCTCAGTGATATTAATACTATTACATGGATTGACGATAGATTTGATAAGAATAAATACTTCGTTACTGTGCATGTAAAAGAAAGCAAATTCCAAGAGAAAATGGATTATGCTAGTTTAGAGGAATTACTAAAACTTTGGACTGATTTCAAAGGAGAAAAAGTAGAAATCAATAAAAAAAGTGTAGGTTCTTTAAATGAAGAAAAACAAAGAAAGGGTAAATTTTTCCTATCAGAACAGGATTGGTGAATAAAATGAGTTTAAAAAATATGAAAACAAATGTAGTAAATAAAGAAAAGAAAGCAGAAGTAGATTTAGTTAGAATTAGAGATTTGGTATCTAAGCAAAATTCTCAATTCAAGCAATCTACTAAAAGATTGAGAGTAGGTATTGAAGGGGAAGCAAAGACAGGAAAAACAGGGCTTGCTATGGATTGCGATAAAACAATTTATTATTTAGATTGTGATGGTAGAGCAGTTCCTACATGGAAAGTAAATTATGAAGCGTCTGATAGAATAGTTATGTTTAACCCTGTAGCCTTTGATGAAAGCGGTAATGAAGATGCATATACAACACAAGGAAATATCCGTTCATTTATTGCTCTAGCACAAGAAGCAATTTCTAACGGTGAAGATATTAGATTCGTTTGGGATGGAGTAGATGCATGGTTGAATACTTGCACACTATATATGACAGGAATGGAAAATGCTAGAATAAGAGCGTTTAAGCCTTCTATGCAGCAAGAATGGTATCAAAGAAATCAACCTTTTAGAACCGTATTAGATGAAGCATGGAGATTAGATTGCGACCAAATTTACATTACGCATGTTAAGCCTCCATTTAGAGATGAGCCTCCTCAGCCAGTATGGAATAAATTTGATTATAAATTAGATACTATAGTAGGAACAAGTCTAATCAATACTATGAAAGGTGCAGAATATTCAGCATACATTAAGAGTGCAAATTATTCCACTGAATTAGTTGGTAAGAGATTCACTTTCTTGAGTATTCCTAAGAACGGAGAAGTTCAATGGAAGGGCTTAACACAATTAAAAGATGGAACATTGTGAGGGATAAAAATGAGATTTAAAATTGACGCAGATGACTTAAAATCGTATTTAGAAAGAGCAAGCCTAAAGAAAAACTTAGGCGATAACCTATTAATTGAAGTTGCTACAGAATCAGTATATTTCTATAATGGAGATAGCACATGTGTAGTTAAATTATTCATAGATGCTAATGCTGAACAAGAAGGTTCAGTTATTGTTAGCATAAAGAAACTTCTAGCCTTTGCTAGAAAATTCAAAGGTGAAGTTACTATTGAAAGAATAGATGGAGGCATATCTTTGACATGTGGAAAGAAAGTTGCTACTATGCCTATTATTATAGAGGAAGTAACTTACAAACAAGCAGAAGTTTTGATTAATGGAATTACATTTCAGCAAGATTTAGAAACACTCCCTAGTTGGAGAGGCGATTCATGGACTTTTGAATTTGGAGCAAAACTACACGCATCTAAATTAGAAGAAGCAATCTCTACTTGTGATATAATAAAAACTGGCATTTACACATTCGATGTAGAATCAGAGGAATTAGAAGAACAAACTAAATTATCTCTAACTGTTAGTAGCGGTGCAATTAATAATGGCGGTAAATACAAAGAAACTATTCCTAGTATTTGTATTGGAGAACCCGCTACTGTTTCATTTTCTGCACCCTTACATGTGGCTTTTGATAAATCATCTACAATCAATATTTTCTTGAAAGATGATTCTCCATTAGTTCTAGTTTCTGCTGATGCTATAATTATGAAAGCACCTAGAATGGAGTAGATAAAATGATTATCTGTGATAATGACGGAGAATCAATTTACAAATCATGGAGAGAGAATGGAGAAAGAAAGGAAGAGATAGTGCCTTTCAAACCTTATTTCTATATTAAGAAAGATTCAGAAAATAGACCTCAATCTTATAGTCATTACAAGACAACCTATGATTTTGAATATGATGATAGCACACTAAGTAAAAATCTAGAAGGTGAAGATTTAATTAGAGTATTTTATCAAAACTCAAAACACCTAAAATCTATCAAGGATGCTAAGTTCTTTCCTAAAACATATGAGGCTGATGTAACATTTCATCATAGATACTGTGTAGATGCACTATCTGAGTTAGTAGAATATGATATGCGTAAATGGTATTGGGATATGGAATGGCAATTTTATGATGGCGAAGAAGTTATCACTACTATTGTAGCCTATGATAATTACAGTAAAGAATACTATCAGTGGGTTTGGTTTCCTACCAAAGATAAAGCCAAAGAAATATTATCTTCATTCGATTATTCAGCAAATCAATATATCTTTGGAACAGAAAGAGCGATGCTTAGAAATTTTGTAAAGGTTTTACAAAGAGATAATCCCGATATGCTAATTGCGTGGTTTGGGTTGAAGTTCGATTTACCTAAACTGATTCAAAGATTAATAGTCAATGATTTGAACCCCAATGATTTATCTCCTTTGGGTAAAGTTAGAGGGGTTACATCTGAAGGGCAATGGATGACTGATAGGAAAAAGAATCCCAAAGATTTGTATAAAGAAGGAGGATATACACCTATCTCTCAACCTATTAGTGGTAGAATTACTTTGAATTTAGATTTAGCATTTGAAAGACAATGGAATGATTCACAAAGAGGAACGCTACCTTCTCTGAGTTTAGATTATGTTTCAGAACTTGTTCTAGGACATAAAAAACTAGTAACTCAAAAGTTCGATAATATGGATGAGTTCTATAAGAGAGCGTGGTTAGAAGAAACAGAATTATACCTAGAATATGCTTATGTGGATGTAAAGTTATTAGTAGAATTAGATGAAAAGAATTTTACTAGCGAGGCTATTGTAGCATTACAAAGATTACTGATTGCTCCTTTTGATGCTTGTTTTTATGCTTCCCATATGGGCAGTATCTACTTTATGAGAAACGCTTATTGGAAAGCCCCTACTGGAAATAAGAATATAGATAGAGAAGATTATGAAGGTGCTATGATTTACAATCCCCTAGATGAAGGAACTAACGGATTACATTTAGGAGTAGCGGCATTTGATTATGCTGGACTATATCCTAGTATGATGATAGCAAGAAATATCTCATGGGAAACTAAATCAGTAAAACCTACAGAATTCGGTGTAGATATTTTAATCCCTAGAAATTTAAAACCGTTAAGCGATAATCATCAATCTCATATGTTATACTATAAGACAGATGAATTAGGTCTTTTACCAAAAGCAGTTCTAGAATTAAAAGAATTAAGAAATGACTATAAAGCCAAAATGAAACACGCTAGAGAAAACAATACTGGTGAATATCAAAAGTGGTATAATAATCAAATGGCGGTAAAAAGACTTATGGCTTCTTTCTATGGTATCGTAGCATATCAAGGGTTTGGATGGGCTGATGTGGACTTAGCCGCTAGTATTACTGCTAGTGCTAGAGAAGCAATTAGAGAAGCGGCATTTGTAGCAAGGGGGATAGAATAATGGGAAGTAGTGATTGTATGATATGCGGTGAAAATGAATATCTTAGAACATTTGTTTTGGGAGATGAAGAATGGTCGGTATGCAGAAATTGTGTAGAATATGGGCTTATCATGTTAATAAATAAAATGAAACCAAATCGCAGGGCGAGGAATTTAGATGAATGAAAGAATATTTGAAGCGGTCAAAAAGATAGTCAATGATATGGGTGATAGAGAATTTACTGCCGATACTGTAGTGCAGAAACTAAAAGAAGCAGGACATAGCACTTATGTAGGTAGCACTCGCTCTATTGGCTTTATGTTGAAATTAATAGCAGGTAAAAATGGAAAAGGAATTTGGAGAAAGAAAAATGATTGATTTAAGCGAATTAATAGAAGTACAAAGTATGACCCACGATACTATGAAAGATTTATTAGATAATGTTAAGAGAAGTAATAAGATTCTAATGATGGTAAATATAGTTAATATAGCCACAATATTAACTCTACTTTTAGTGGTGCTCTAAGGAGGAAATAAAATGAATAAAATTGAAGAATTGATAAAGATGCTAGAAACTCAGACAGAAACTATTGCAGACATGCAGAAAACTATTGGTGTTTTAACTACTAGATTAAATGCACTAAGCAATGATGTAGATTATTTACATGAAAATACTAATAGAGATTTAATTAAGGTAGTTAGAGAAATACAAGAACAGATGGCTAAAGATAGAAATGAGCCTCTTAACTTTCTATTTACAAGGGTGATTTGAATGTTTAAGGCAGTTATACACTATGAACTAGGGGAAGAGATTCTTACTGTAAAAGGAGAAGTAGTTGCTACAATTGGTCCACTTTCTGAATTTACTATAGTAAAAGACGACATGGGTAATTGCACAGGTATTAGAAACTCAGCAGTTAGAAGAATTGATTTCTTAACAGAAATTAATGAAGCCTATATTGTAGAACCTGAAAAGATTGTAGAACAAATACAGTTCACTAAGTTAATGGCTGATACTGAATTTGAAAATGATAAGAGAAAGTTCGATAGCAATGATAACACTACGCCTAACTTTCATAGCAACTTCCACCATTGAGGGGGGGTTAAGATGATAGATACTATATGGAAATTTACAATAGTAGGGTATTTCACTTATATTCTAATCAGATTAGTTTCGATGAAACACGATATTGATTTGAATAGAAAAATGATAGATTCTATTTTATTGGAGGAAATAAAATGAAAGTAGTTTATGGGCATACTGATTCTATTTATGTTCAAATAGGTAGTGTAGAAAAAGCACAAAAGGTAATCAAGGAGATAGAAAATGAAGTTAGAAAGAAGTTCCCGAATGTTCTCGGACTTGAACAACATCCCGTTGTGTTGGAGTTTGAGAAATATTATTCAGCATTGGGTGTCGGTGCTACTAAAAACAGAAACGCAGGATTAGTATCTTGGGATGATGGAGTATGGTTAGATAAGCCCAAATTTACCATGACAGGTTTCACGGCAAAAAGAGTTAGTGAAACTACTTTATCAAAAGGTGTTCAAATAGATGTTTTGAATATGTGGGTAGAAGGTAAAAGCCAAAATTACATTGTAAAAGAATTACACAACAAATATGTTGAAGTTTTATCGGGTAAAACAGATAAGAGAGATGTCATAAAAAGAAGTAGATTGAAAGAGGAGAGATTCAAAATTAGTTGCCCAAAGTGCAAGAAGAAATACTCCTTACATAATTTACCAGAAGTTTGTGATGGAACCTTTAAGGATAAAGATATATCAATTGGAGGATATATTTCTAAACCCTGTATGAATCCTGTAAAGAACTTTTCATCTGGAAAAAGAAAAGATGGAGAGTATAAATCTATCTCAATAGGTCAAGGTATTGAAGGAATTATAGCAGGGCAACAAAGCGGTGAGTTTGATTTTACAAAGCAAGGGGTTGATTCATATTTCTTTGTTAGAACTAGGAACAAGAATACTAAATATATTCATCCTGTTACTAAAGAAACTAGATATGCTAAATACTATTCAGCACCATCATTAAACTATTTTGAAGATGTAGAACCTGATTGGGAACATTATGCTGAATCGGTAATTAAGAAGGCTCAACCTGTATTTGATGCTATGGGATGGGATTCTAAAAATATAAAATTAGGAACAATACAAACGGGATTGGATGAGTGGTTCTAATGCCTAGAGTTAAGTGCTACAATTGCCCAAACTATGTTACCGTTAGATATAGTAGATGGAAGGAAAAAGGAGATAACTACATAGCATTCTGCCATAAGTGCTACAACTCAGATATAAGACCCGAAGGTTTTAGATGTCAAGGCATAACCCACGCAGGGAAAAAATGTAACGCTTGGAATGACTACAATAATGGTAGTAAATATTGTAGGAGCCACAAATCACAAGGAGATGAAAAAAATGAATAAAACATATGAAGAAATAATAGATGAAATGAAAGAAATGGGCTATCAGTGGAATGTTGATACCTATGGAGAAGATGGAGAACCTATCTTGAAGATTACTAAATCTTCTTTGATGTCATACGAATGGTGTCCTAAGAAGTATGAGTTTTCTTACATAGAAAGATTACCACAAGACCAAACAGAAGCAATGAGAAAAGGAACTATAGTTCACAATGCTAGAGAAGAATTCTTTAATGAGTTTGATATTAAGAAGGCAGAAACTATGGAAGCAGAAGAACTGATAGATTATTGTTCTAGTCTATTTCCTGTAGATGAGTATGCTGAAATGTATATGACAATAGCATCCTTTGAAGCACAAAGATTCCTAGAGGCAAGAGGTGAAGGTAAAACTCATGAATACCTACCTATTGTGAATGAAGGACTGTTTGATGCTGAAATAATTATACCTAAAAATTTCAGTAAGAAATATCCTCTAAAGAAGAATTATACTGTTAGATTACAAGGTATCATTGATAGAATATTTATCGAGAATGGTAATCTAATACCTTTTGAATTAAAGACTGGTAATTGGTCTGATAGTAAAGTTTCTGGTATGAGAAAAGAAATGGCTTTCTATCAACTAATGTTAGAGAGTTGCCCAGTAGAAGTTTTAGAAAAATATGGACTTAACTCTAAAATGGAAGTAAGTCATTGGGGTTGGTATTATCCTGCGGCAGACCATTTTTATGTTGAGCCTATTATTAAAACTAGCATGACTTCTTTAAAGAATTCTATTGCTAAATTGATTAAGGCTTACGAGGAAAAGAATTTTGAACCAAAATTTTACGCACCAACTTGTTCAAAGTATTGCTCTTTCTATGGTAAGTGTTCTGCGGAGAACGGATTTGGGTTTTGATTTTATGTTAAGGTTATTGGATGGGGTAGTCTTAATAGTTCTTTTTTTCACTATTATTTTTTGTTCTCTATTTGGTCTTGCTATATATGACCGTTTGAAGAGTTGTCAAAGTGAATTGACTAGAGTACATGAAAAAATAAGTGATTTAAGAAGAAAAATAAAATGGTTGAGTGATAAATTATGAGTAATATAGAAGATATGATTAAAACATCAGTATTAAATAAAGAATGGACTGTTGTAGAATTAACTGATATTAAAAAAGCCGTAATGGTAATAAGTGAAGAAGTATATTCAGTTCTTAGCATATCACAGAAGTTTTCTTTACTAAGAGAATATAGAGTAAAGGAAGATTATGTTGGTATGTATTTTGATGAGGCTATTAAGATGGTAGTAACTACTGTTTTGAAAAGTAAAGTAGCAACAGTAATAAATTCTCTACTAAGTAGAGCAAAAGTAGATTTTAATTTAGGTGGTGAAATAGATGAAATATCCGAGAGAAGTTTGGGCGGGGAGCCACATAAAGAACGCTCCTCAGATGAAAAGAAAGATAATGAGAACGAAGAATGAATACATTGATTTTGTAAAAGCGCAGAATAATCACACTAATGTATATACCACAGTTTATGACTTTGAGAGATTTACAGATAGTGCAAAAATAGAATCATCAGTTATATTAGATAGGATATTTCTAGACTTTGATGCACATGATGGAGAGAGTTTAGAAAAAGCATTCCGTGATTTGAAAGTAATAATGTCTAAGGTATTAGAAGAAGAATTAGTGCATACTGTATTCTTTTCTGGTAGGGGGTTTCACCTTTTTATTGAAGGTGAACCTACTTATGATATTAGAAATATACAGGCATATTTCAAAGAACTGAAAGAGTTTCTAATTAGTAAAGTTGGAGAAGATATTACACTAGATGATAGAGTAGGGCAAGTGAGTAGATTAAGAAGAGTTCCGAATACACTCAATCTTTCTGCTTCTCTTTACTGTATTCCGTTAGTAGAAGAGGATTTTATGTCAGATTTAGGGGATATTCTAGAACTATCTAAGCAACCTAGATTTATTCCCTTTAGGAAAAGCGGTAATGTTCTCACTACATTCCCTATTCTTCCCCCAATAGAAGAAGTTCTAGAAGAGGTTTCAGTTCCTAAGCATAGTGGTAGCCTTCCAGTATTACCTTGCTTGTATAGTGCAAATGCGACTGAAAATCCAGCACATATTTCTAGAGCATATTTAGTAGCATGGTATCGTGATTTACTTAGTTCCTGTAGAAAGGTATTAGATATGGGAACTAAGAATGAAATTTTGCGTAGGGTAGTAGAAGAAATAGAAGTTACCTTTGCTAGTAATGATGAAATGTGGTTAGATTGGGATAAAGCAACAACTACTAAACATGCTAAATTTACAGTATTCGGTAATTATTCTACACCTTCTTGTCAAAAATTAATTTCAGATGGGTATTGTGTAGGAAGATGTTGGAGGTATCATAATGTTAATGATTGATAGTAGAGAAAGAAGCGGTTCTAAATTAGTAAATCTAGTTAGGACTAAGGCGCAAAAATATGCAATACCTGTAGAACAAAAATGGCTAGAGATAGGAGATTATACTTATGGAGATATTTGTTTTGAGGCTAAATCAGCAGTAGATTTTATTGGTTCTGTAATGAGTAAAAGAATATGGAATCAACTAGATAATATGGATAGAGCATTCGATGTAAATATAGTTATGATTTACGGAGATTTAGATGACGCTATAGATACAGTTATAGAAAATAGTAAGAGTAAAGCCTCTTATGCATCTAGAAGAATAACATTAAGAAATATGTTTTATGGTGCAATAGGTCGAATAACTTTAGATACAGATGCAAAGCCGTTCTATGTTAAGAATGAACACTTAGCATCAACACTAATAGCGGTTATTTGTAAGATGGCTTCAAAGGAAAGAAAGGTAATCCAACCTAAACTTTTGAAAAGAATATCTACTGATGATATGAGAGTAGATGTGCTTTCTACTATCAAAGGATTATCTAGTGAAAAAAGTAAAAAACTTATAGACCAGTTTGGTTCTATTATGGAAGTTGGGGAATGTAGTAGTAGTGAACTACAGGAGATTGAAGGGATTGGTAAGACCCTTGCCGACAGAATTATTACCACATTAAATAATGAAGAAAAGGTGAAAATATGACAGATGATTTTGAAGTAATTGAAGAAGATATATATGAGGATGATGGGTTAGACATACCTCAAGAAGAAATAGAATTGTCCGAAGAAGAACAATTGTATTTAGATGAAATGATAAAAAACCAAAATGAGTTTAGAGCAGGACTACCTAAACTAATTAGAGAATACTCTATGACCGCAGGTGAGTTTTCATACTTGAATGAAGTTCCTGCTACTATTGGTGCTTATTCTATTTTAGGACAAATTGCTAAGGATTTTATACACATCCCTAGTAAGTTTGCTAGAGAAGATTCTAGAATACATTTTTGTTGGGTTCAAACTAGCGGAACTGGTAAGTCTGAAATTTGGAACTTTATGCGACCCATTCTAGAGAAGGTATATACTCACATGAATAGTAATAGCCAACACCCTAAGTTTATTCACAAAGAAGAACTAATGCCTATACCATACAATATATTTGCATTAACTGATTATACTGATTCTGCTCTCATTGGTAAATACAAGAGAGAAGAAGTAGTAGATGATGAAACAGGAGAAAGAGGTATAGAATATGCTAGAGTAAAGGGTAGTTTAGAAGGTAGTGGAACTGCACACTGGGATGAGTTTGAATATTCAGGTGTTTTCAAATCTACTCAAACCCAACACTCTTCTAGATTAATTGTATATCTAAATAAATTAATGAACAGTAGATGGGGTAATGGGTGGATAATTACCAAAGCATTATCCGAATCTGATAACATGGAAATGGATTGTTTTTGTCAAAGGTCTGTTTGGGCAACTACATATATCCCTGAAAAGTTCAACCATCTAATTGCTAATACTGGTGTTCTACAAAGAATGATTGTTTATGTTAGAGATGTTCCTCTAGCAGTTCAAGATAAAATGAGATATAAGCAATATGAATATGCAGGTCAAGCATTAGATTACAATGCACCGATTGATGAATATGCAAATCAATTTACTGCTATTTACGATATGCTTTTCAAGAGATATGTAGAGGTAGGTGGAGATAAGAAACAAGTAATGCAATACCACCCTCAGTATTCAGATGCAATCAAGCACGAATATACTTTATTGATTAGATATCTTAGAAATAGAAATCCTAAAGTTGCTAAGTTAGTAAATAACTTTACTTCTAGGTGGATGATTATTCTACAAAAGTTATCTCATCTATCCTGTTTGGCTGAAGCACCATTTATTACAGATGAAGATAGAAGATTTATTGTTCAACCTAGAAATGTAAAGCAGGGTGCATCTATTATCAGACAATGTTTCATATCACTAGTAGATTGGTTTGAAAAAGAAATGGGTCAAGAAAACTTATCTAATGGAACTTCTCTAAGTGCAATTCTAAACTGTTTTAGAACAAATGCTCTTAGGAGAGATAATCAAGGCTACTTTTATATGGAAACGCTGAAAGAGGCGTTAGTAGCGACTGGTGCGGCTAAGACCATGCTGAAAGCAAATAATATGATTAAAAAGGCAAAGGAGTTTGATTCTAGGGTATTAGATGAGAAGTTTTTGACTAAAAAAGACGGTGATGGAACACTAGCAAAAAGAAAAGCAATCGAATTAGGCGCAATATATAGAAAGGGAATTAATTATACGGGGGCGAAATTCTAATGAAGTGGGAAAATACAGTATTAGTATTTGATGTAACAAAAGGACCAAAAGTAATAATTGAAAGCCTAGATACCTATGGTGAAGATGGTTGGGAATGTTGTTCTATGCTCAATGTAGCAGGAACTAACATAGTTGTTTTCTTAAAGAGAAGAACTGACTTAGAAGAAGAAGTTATTGTTGATGAGCAAGAACAGAAGATTTCTAAGTTGTGGGCTACTACCGCTAATGGTAATAAGAAGTGATAATATGTCTGTTCTAGCCCTTGATTTAGAAACTAAGAATATGTCTTATGACATTGGGGGCTTTGGTAATACTCACATGTTTCAAGTATCTACAGTATCTACATGGGATGGGCATACTGCTACAGTATATGTAGAAAATCCAATAATAGATTCTATTAGTAAAACTGGATATGTTACTAAGTCGCTTAGAGATTTAAAGTATGACCTAGACGACCATTTTGAAAAGGGTGGAGTTCTTCTAGGGCATAATATAGTTTCTTTTGATTTACCTATTCTAAGGGATTCCCTAGACATTTATTGTATTCACAAATATCTAAGTGAAAAAAGATACATTGACACTTCTAAAGATTTACTTAAAGGTCATGGTGAGAGATTCAGATTAAAGAATCTAGTAAAATGCACCATGAATGATTTCAAACTAATGGATAGCGAAGATGCTCCTAAGTTGTGGAAAGCAGGTAAATATGACGAAGTGGTAGATTATTGTCTAAAAGATACAAAACTTGTCTATGATTTATATCAATATGGAAAAGAAAATAATTATGTAAAAGCATTTTCCATAGAAAAAGAAGAATTTGTAGATTTGGAGGTTGATTGGTAATGAGCACATGGGAATGGTTTAGTCTTATTCTTTTCATTGCAATTCTTTTGTTGCTCTTTTTTGCGGCATTTGGTGGTAGTAATATTACTGATGAAAGCGTAGAAGAGTATATGAAAAGACTCGTTAATGAAAGGAATAATGAGATTAAATGACATTAAAACAAACTTGCCCTCATTGTGGGGAGAAAACTCTTGCTAGAAGAATAAGAGGTTTCTATGTAGGTAGTGAAACCAAAGTATATCTTTGGGAATGTAGAAGTTGTATGATAGCATGGTCTAATCATACTAAAGGGGAGAACCTGTCTTAATTGGCGGGTTCTCCCCGCACTTTTTTTTGGTTTTTTAAAAAAAGTTATTTTGTAAAAAATAAAGAAATGCATATTTCTTGTATTTTATCAAAAACTATAATCGGAATAGTAACTATTAATATAGCAAGCAGTATTCCAACTTGTTGTATATGTCTAAAAGACATAATATCACACAATCAGTTTAGAGTTAATAACATCCATTTGTTATCAGCAACACAAATAACATCATATATTTTACCAGTAGAAAGTGAAATTGGTAAAGATAAAACTGCATCATCGGGTCCATGAATTGCATCTGTTGAACCTGTTCTATCCAAAGTTAAAGCGTTAGTTGCATCTATCGCTATTATTCTATATGTTCTACCAATATCTGTTCCCGAAGCATCGGGTAAATGTAGAGTTAAATTATTTGGTGGAGTTCCTGTAGGAGCAGAAGCCAAAATAACATCATCTGTTGATAATATATTATACAATACTACAGGAGGTGGACCTATTGCATTACCCGTTGCCTCCGTTATTGCTTGAACATTACCCTTTCTTCTTATAGAACCATTCACATCTAATTTATATTCAGCGAAAGTCGCCCCTACTGCAACATTACTTTGAGAACCGTCTATTCTCATTACTTCCGTATCGCTTCCACCATCATTAATGTTGAATATAATATCTTTATCCTGAACAGTATTTTTGAAAGTAATATCATCTGAAGATTCAGTAATAGTTAGTTCAGCAGCACTACCTACACCCAAAGATTTTATCTTAACTTGATTAATATCCCCATCTATTCTCATAGATTCGGTATCTGAACCACCGTCATTTACCTTAAAAATTATATCATTATCTTGATTTGTATTCTTGATAACTGCATCATTAGAAGAAACAGATAATTCTAAATCACTATCAATTGTTAATGTATGCCCAGAATCAACCGAAGTATTTCCATCAAGAACAATTGTTCCTGTAATTTTATTACCATTAACATCTAAATCACCGCCTAATTGTGGACTTGTATCATCAACAATATCAGAAATACCTAATGCAGCAATAGAGGAAGCAGTTACAGTTTTAATTACATCGGAACTACCTGCATCTTGAATTAAGACTTTATCAGAACCATCAACCGTAGCAGTTCCAATATTACTAATAAATAAACCAGCAGAAGTTCCAGTAATACTACTAACTTCGGTATATGTTCCGTTATTACTATAACCGATAGAAAGAGAATTTTCTGCCTTATCAACGGTTAGGTATTGAATAGGCATTGGATTACTTCCATTATGTGTTACTACGGCAATAATTGTATCTCCTTGAATATGAGCAGTAGAAGAACCAGAAGTAAGTGTTCTTACTGTATAGTCAGCGACTTTATCCTTAGCACTAGGGCTTCTAATTGCAATAGCCTTATCTTTATCAACGACAACTAAGTGATAAGAATTTTCACTAGCAGTAGTCCTACCTAAAGTTAAATTATTAACTGCACTAATTGATTCTCTTTTACCATCTCTAAATATTACCCCTGCCCCAACATCTATTTGTGTAGCACTATCAATCGTAATGTCGAATCCGCTAATTGCATAGTTCTGTCCTAGCCCATCAGCGAGTGCCTTTATTATTCCCGTATGTGGGAAATCTACTCCATCTTCAATTTGATTCGGTGTTAATGTTGTGCTCTGCCCGTAAAAGTGTGGATTACTTACCATCTTATTCTACCTCCAATAATACAAAAATTTCTAAAGTTTCACTACTTGAAAATGGACCAACTCCATCAAAATTAAATCTAGAAAGTAAATTATTACTAGAATCTAAAAGACCAACCTCTCTAATTACCTTTCCAGTTATTGCTGAACCAGCAATACTAACTTTAGCCTCTACTACATTAGCATCGCTTTTAATAACAGTAACAGTAGGGCTAGAACCCGAATCTACATCTAAACCAGTAGCACTAGGGCTAGTAGCATTACCACCAATACCCACCTTTCCACTACTTATTAGAGAAACTACATGAGTAGCAATCTTACTTTTCATATTATCAGTTATCATAAATCTATCTCCCTTAAATTTGTTAATGTAATATTTCCTGTTGGACCTAATCTAGTAACGAACCCTAAAACATTAGCAAAACCTAAAACCTCTGAACTGCTATTCTCTCTCTTCCTAACAAGGACTCTAAGCGGTTTAATATTAATGTTCTCCAAAAAGTCATATGAATTTACATTGGTGTCTTGTTCTTCTGTTCTTATCGAAGCATTAGTTTCAGCATTGGATAATTGTAATTCAGCAAATCTCTCTTCTAGACCTTTACTGTATTTACCTAATTGTAACTTCATCATACCGTCTAAGGTGTGAGTTATCTGTAGGACTTGATACTGGTCTAGAGGTATATTCTCCCTTCTAATCTCAACATTAACAATGTCGCTAGGTCTGAGTTGAGAAATATTTTTTTGTCTAACAGTCAAATTAATTTTTTCATTGCTCTCAGAATGTAGTTTTAATAAATCTCTAGCCCTTTGATTTACCTCCGACTGTGTTTCTAATTTTCTATCATAAACTTCTAATGTTTTTCGACCAACTTTTTGTATGCTACTCAAATTTTTGCTAACTCTTTTGTGAATTCTTCCATATACTATGACTTCATTATAGAAATCAAATACTGTCTTTTCTTTTTCATATTCATATATTTGATTATCACCAAAATCACTTAGAATAATGTTAGAATAAACATCGTTACTTTCTGATTCTACAATTTCAAAAGTTTCTTCTTTTAGATTTATTCTCTTGTTTTTCTTCAATAGAAGTATATTAATAGCAGTAAAAAGATTTACTCCCTTGTAATTAGGTGCTAATAGATAAGGATAGTTATTTGTTGTAGAATTATTTACAACTATTCCTTCGCTCTCAATTAAGTCATTTACTAAGGCTTCTGCCTCATATGCTATATCTAATGTAGAACCTATCATCAATCTTTTACAATCAGATAAATCGCCATTATGAGATAAGTTGAAGTATTCACTAATAGACGCAACTCCGTTAATTTCCTTCATCTCAGAAAAATATAGATTATGCCCTATATTATCTCCCGAATCAACATACTTCATGCCTACTTTGTAACTATTTTCTCCATCGCTAACACACATCTTATATTCAGTTTCAGTATCTAACATTTGAGATATTTTATCAGCATCTCGAATAACTACAAAATTGGAGTCCGTATGTTTATTTATATCAATAGCAACATACATAGACATAACTCCTTGACCCGAATAATCAGTAACATTTGCCTGCTTTTCTCTTATAGAATAATCAAATATATTATCATACATTTCATCCGAATATGCCTTCTTAGTGTATTTAGGAGATACCTCATTCAAATTTATCGAGTTAGGGGATTTAGGATAGAAGCAAGTATGATTGGGTTGCATAATTCTAAAGGTATAACTACTACTAGTAGGTAATAGTCCATCTAAAGTAAGCATATGCTTAGTTCCAGTAGCAGTAGTATCTATGTCATGTGATAGAACATAGAATATGTTATCGGGATTATAGTTGGGAACATTAGATGAAGTTGCTTCACTACCATCTTCATCATAGTATTTACCGTTAATATCAACTAGATAGCATCCAGTTAAATCAACATAATCTAAAAATCTACCATTACTAATGGTTGATTGAGAATCTACGGTATAAGTGTGAGTGTGATTACCGTTTATGTTATCTTGATTTATTTCAGTTGCATGGGTAGAATTCCTAAGTGTTAGATGGGGTTTGAATCCCATAATAACACCTGAAGCATCATTATCATATGTTCTAGCCTTTTGTTTATGAAAATCCTCAAAGGATGCAAAGATATGATTATTAGGTCTTATAGTTATAAAACCTAACTCACTACCCGAAGAATTATCATTATACAGTTTAAATGTATTTTCAAGTTTAGGGGTAGTCATGCCTTCTCCAACTCTAGTTCCACCACCATCTTCTATGTTATACCCCTTAAAGAAAACTAAATTACAACCAGCATACAAGTCATCTTCAATTGTTACAGTTGTTCCAGCACCCCCACCAGTATGAAAGACATTTTTCATTTTATTCATATCAGTAAGAACTCTAGAAGAAAAAACTTCATTTGCATCACTTTCACTCATAAAATTAGCATCATTATTTTGGATTGGTAAAAATATTTGAGGCATTCTTGCTGTATCTAAACTATGTCCTGCGCTATTAGATGCTAAATTAGAGCCGTATTTTTCATCAAATGCAGAGGATGAACCATGACCGTATTCTCCCGAATCAACACCTCTAACCACAGTTCCTTTTAGTGGATGTATAGCCCAAAAAAATCTATTGAAACTATCTACTTCTCCATGTCCGTGAATATGGGAGTTAGAACTTGCTACATTTGCTTTATACAGTTGTCCGACATAGTAATCACCAGCACTTGTTTTTATTGCATCCCTAACTAGAGTAATAGTATTTCCACTACTAGAAGATGAAACTTCCCCTATATATCTACCATTGCTATCTATAATATAATCTCCCGCCACTAAATTATCTGTTCCTCCCGAATGTGGATTGGCGGATAAAGAAATAGTTGCTCCGCTATAATTACCAACGGCAGTAGTGGAAAAAGCACTAGAGCCATTTAAATTAGCATGTATTTCTACAGGTTTGTAAGGAATTCTAGGATAAGTTTCGCTTAACTTAGGTAGATTTTCAGGGTCTATTTGATTATAAGCCCAATCATAAACAACTTCAGTTAATCTCATTAATGAGAACTGTTTATTTGTAGTTATATCCTTAGTTTCAGTAGGTATAGCAGTAACATAATTAGTATCTTTGTAGTTCACACTAGTTCCTTCTGATAGAGCAGAGGATTTATCTATAGATAAATCGCTAGATTCAGGCTCAGTAATACCCATAATATTGTAATTTCTTAAATCTTTATTTGATTGCAGAAGAGAATCCTTTCTAGTATTAGAATAAGGAAGAATATCAGAATTTATAAAAAGAAACATTCTAGAAACTTTAGGGTCAAATTGAGTCATAATCGCTTGTTGTCTAATAGCACTTGATTCATCAGTTTGATAAGCATAGGCATTCTCATCAAAAAATACTAGAGGATGACTTTCTCCACTACCGTTATATGGTCTTTCATGAAATTTAGAACCATAAACTGAATCAAGTCCACTACTTTCCACTAATTTAGATGCGTAGAATCCAAACGGGCTTTTATTACTACCTCTATATGCCTCTGCATAATAATTTATCTTAGTTTTAACATTATGATAGTAATTAGTATATTTTTTAATCTCATCATGAGAGTCATTATTATTTGATATAGCATAGTTACCATTTTCAATATTTAGTAAGCGGTACAATGGTAGTTTAAATCTTCTTTTATATTCAATATCAGATGAAGCACTATCATAAGAATAGCGGAAATCAAAGAATGCACTTGCCGAAAAAGCATCAGAATCTTGGTCTTGGAATGGATTCAATAGCCCTACATATTTACCGCCATGTAAATGAGAACCGTTAATGAAATTAAGTTCATGTTGTAATTTTGTTTTGGTATGTGAAGAGTTTAAACTAATAAATTTAAAATCTACATTAGCGTATGATTTTTTCGCTTTTCTATCTAAAGCAACAAAAACATAATTAGGGTTATATGATTGCTCTATGTATAATATATGTCCTAAAAAGTCACCATCATTAGAATATACAGGTGCGCCATGTTGTGCTCTATTAACTGACAAATAACTCAAAAGAGTAGAAAAATTAGAGTCTAAACTAATGTAATTAGTATTTATAGCATAAGTGCCTGTTCCTAATATATCAGCGTGAAAAGTAGAGTCATTAGTATTATGAAAGTTATAGTCCACTCTACCAAGCGTTAAAGGATTATAAGGTGCTATAGTAACAATATTATCACCGTTATCTGATTTAGAATAATCTAACACTGTGAAATCCATTAGAGTATTTACTGTTATGAAATCCTCTTTCTCACTAGTTCTATCTTCTGTTTCAGTCAAAGATAGACTATGTAAAGAGTCCAAACCTATAGATTTGGGTTCAGTAATATAGTACGCGTTAGATTCAGGACTACTATCTTCTACTGCTGAATTACTAGAAAGAACTTCCAATGTAGAATTAGCATTTCCACTATCTAATAGTTTTTCAGTTCCATCTGCTTCTAATTTAACACCGCTAGTAAATGATAATACTTTATCAACTGCACCATCCAAAGCAGTAGATGACTCTAATAATCTATTACTAGAAAGTGCCTTGTTTAAAATATACTGTCTTTTAGATAGTTTTTTGACTGTAATACTACCACCAACGATATTTCCATATCTAGATTTTGCTTTAAGACCTATGCTAGTAGTGCTAGTATAATCTGCAAGCACCTCCCCTATAAACGCATCAGTGTTAGCAACAAATAGCAAATCTCCTTTTTTTAGAGTTACTGCCGAAGCGAAGGTTATAGTTTCACTACCGTAATTTGCATGAGTCATATTAGCAGATACATTCTCAAAATCACTCATAGGGCTATAACTACTATAGATTATATCAGTGCTAAATAAAGTATTTTTATTTATTATAGGATTGAGCAATTTAGCAAATCTATCTCTACCAGTAATAGTCATGATTGTTTGACCTTGCTCTTTAGTAGAATGTATATTTTCTATATTACCATAAAATCTCTCTATGCTAATTTCATATTGACCTAGTGCATACTTAAATGGTTTAGAATCATAAGCATCAGTATTTACTGGCGATACTGTAAGAGCAGATAATTGTATTAAGTCATCAGCGTTAGCAAATATATCTTTAGTGTCAATACTTGTTACCTTAAGATACCTTATACCTACATTATTAGTTGATAGTTTTACATAAAGTTCATCAGTTCTTCCTTCTATTGGTTTAAATGTAGAATAGAGTATGGAATTTTCAGCATCAAAACTTCTAACATATAACTTTTGATTTTCTATAGATTGATATTGTGCAAGAGATAATGAAGTCGTAAAGGTGCTTTCTGTTTCTAGTCTGCTTTTATCTATTGTTACATAACCTGTACCTATTGTAGCAATTATACAAATTCTATTTCCAATTTTTACTTGTGTGTTAGTAGGTAGTAAAGATTGCGATATACCATATGGGAAATCATACCTATTATTTGAACTATCATAAGTTCCTAAAGTTAATCCAGTATTTATCCATTCATTTAAACTTCCAGTATGAACAGTCTGTCTTACTCTAAACAAATCATTTTCTACTACTTTTTTAGGCATTATCCTAAAAGAATCAACTATTTTACTTTCAGCAATACCTCCTCTATTTTGATTAGACTGTATAATTTCACCTTGATAGACATTAGGTATTAGATTAGAAATAGTTTTAGAATAATCATAATGTAAATATCTTCTATGCCCTAAAGTGTTGAAACTAGTATAGTCATCATCGTCTATAACTCTAGCATTAGGAAAAGAAGAACTATAAGTTCCTGCAAAACTATTGTTAGTTGTGCCACTAGTTTCATTAAATCTAATAGATGTAGATGCTGGAACATAATCGGCTTCTCTTAATTTATCAGTAATTTTTATCTTAGTTTCAAACTTACTATAATCTATTAATGTACTTCCAAAATCCGAACAAGTAGCAAATGTAGTAGTGTGAGAATCTAGGGTTACAGAAGAAGTAGAGGAAGTTACTGCCGCACCCCTAAACCTAAACATATACTTAGTATTGTGATTTAATTCATTCTTCTTATCTAATTCATCATCAATGAAATAAAATAGAGGTTTAGAACAATACATTGTTGTTTGAAGTTCTTTTTTTATTCCAGCAGTAAAAGCAACTGCATTAGTATTACCAGAAAATGTAATGCTATTATTAATCGTACTTGCAGTAGCAGCATTGCTCATTTCAAGACTAATAGAATCAGTAATACTAGATATAGTAGTATTAGCAGGTATTCCCTCTCCTGTTATTGTCATACCAACGGTCAATTTAGAAGTATCTGCATGAGTCAAGGTAGCATCCGTATTTGTTGTAGTGCATAGTTGTTCTACTGTTCTTGTAATAGGTGGACCCTTAAATAACATAAACTTAGTATCTTTAGGTATAGAATTACCTAGTTTTGGTGTAAAATCAAATGAAGCACCATCCACATCTTCTTTATTTATGCTAGTGATTTTAGCAAAATGATGCAAGTTTTCATCATCTGAATGCACTAATACAAAATAATATCTTGCTTCCAAATCCAATACCGTATCAAGTTGAATACCAGTATTTGAAGCATAATCAAAACATTTTATCCTGTAGCCCTCAGTATTTGTTAAATTATTATATTCCACAAAACCAGCAGAACTTTTGATTTCATCATAAGTTCCTACCTCCGAACCATCCTTATATACTGCTCCAAACAATCTACCATCTGTAGCACTAATAGTAGAACTAGGAGAATCAGAAGATGTAGTAATTCTAGGATTAGTAGGAACATCAAAGTTAAATTCAGTTATGTAGTCATGCGCTACACCTTTTTTATACACTTTTAATGTCATTAAGCATCAACCTCTTCAAATCTTAGGTATAATAAAGTTCTATCAAAAGTAGGCAATAGATTATTTCTAGAGGGGAATGATTTTTTGATACCCTCCATTATAGCAAGTTCATGCATTTCACCCATGAACTGTTTATTAGTAGTAGCAGAACCAGCCCCCATAGTTCCTTGACCGTTTGCACCAATATAATAATCAGAATTACCAAATGAAAAATTAGTAGTTTGACTATGATTAGATTCTTTAATTAATCTACCTTCATAATAAATTGATACTGTTCCCTTACCCAAATTAAAAGTAACTGCTATGTGATGTCCTTTTTGTAGATATGTAGGTTCAGCATCATTATCAACATACACTTGTTGTAAAACTGATAGTTGAGAAGATGGCGCAGTATCAACAACAATAGTTTCACTTGCACCACTTGAGATGCTATTAACAGTAAATTTTTCAAAATCAAAACTATTTGATTTTTTAAAATATATCGTTTGTCCTACAAAGTAAGCACTAGAATCAGTTATTTCTATAGTTGTGCTTCCAGCACTATGAGAAAGAACCTGTTCTTTAGAACTGCCTCTTCTTAGATGCAAATATCTTCTATCACCATTTTCATCAAAAGTATCTATTCCTTCTAAACTAGAATAGACATACTGCTCAGTATATGAAGGTAATATTATAGTGTCGCTTGCTACTGTTTCTGTTACAGAATTAACAGTAAGTTCTACAGATATTTTATATCGGGCAGGATTATTTTCATTATGAGTAGCAGTTTGCACTAGACTAACTTTAAAATTAGGAGCATCAAAAATTCTCATTTCATGTGTTTTTCTTTGTGTTCTAGTCATATACTTTTCACTTTGAAAATTACCTTCATTTCCAGCAGTATATACAGATTGACTTAATGCAGGCATTATCTTTTTAGAAGCAGTAATGCTTCTTTTCGTTTTACCAGTAGCATAAGTTCCATACCCATTAATATCATAAGGAGTAACTATTGCCTCAAATGTAAAAGAGTCATCATGCGCCCAAATACCATACCCTACATCATCTGATGTGTCGGAATTGCTCCCAGTATCGGGAACATTATCGGAGTAGTCTATTGTAGCAAAAGCATTACACATAATTGGAAAGACTAATGCTCTTTGTTTTCCTACTAAAGTTTCGTACAAAATATCACCTCAAGGAACAACTTCTGCAACTTCAAATTCTAGACTGAATGAAATGTCTGTAGTTTCAGCCTCTATATTACAACTAAAACTTCTAATGAATCCTTCTAGTCCTTTAGATACATTACTAGTAGGGAAATCATTTGGGAATGGAACTAAATGATTATCTTTAGCAAGAGCACCACCTCTAGAGCGATAAGTAAAAGGAATATCTCTTTCAGTTACTTGAGTATAATTCTCATCCACTTTAGAAGGCATTAAAATAATTAATTCAGACACACTTTGATTTCTAGCAATAGCAGTAGAATCTACAGAAGAATGTAAAATTTGAGCAAACTCAAAAGCAGTAAATTCTAAAGCACTATCATTAAAGTTCTTTTTTAGACTAGCATCAGTAATAAATCCGTTTAGAGATACTGTTTTACTAGCCATTCCTAAATCTAATGCTGCGGTTACTGATTCTCCCGTTACTATACCAGACAAAGGAATAGGAAAAGAAGGTATTGTCTTACTAGTAGAGATGGAGATACTAGTTACATTTAGAGGAATTACATCTGTAGTGTAATCCTCAGAGGATGCATTAGTATGAAAATTAGTTTTCAAAAAAACTTTATGTGTTTGCAGACCCATTCAATCACCCATACATCCTACTGTTAGTGCTTCTATTTATCTTTTGATTAATCATTCCAGATAGTTTATCAGCAATTCTTCTCATTTCGCTATCGGATGTGTCCTTAGCGTTTATTGTAAAGTAGTTATTGATAGTAGTTCCACCTGTCATATTCTTAGTAACTTGATGATTAAATACTCTAGAACCTTGAGGTAGTTTAACTAATTCTGGTCCATTTTCTCCAACTAATGTAGGATTAGAATTATTTACCATTCCACCACTTGCACGACCCATAATCGCACTACGCATACTACCATCTCTAGTCACAAAATTTCTTAGTGTATCAACTACCCATTCAGCATAATCTCTTATTCCTTTGAAAACTCCCGACCAAAATCTAAACGGGGTTTCTAAGTAATATACTACTTTTTCAAATTGCTCTGCATATTCTTCTGCTAGATATTTAGCAACTGCATACATTCCAGCAATAATAATTACCCCAATCATAATAGGTAATGCATATATTCCTATCAATAACAATACTTGAGATATTAGATACTTAACAAAGAAGGCTATTAAAATTATTTTACCAACTTTTAGTAAAATATTAAACACTGTTTCTCTAAATTCAGGCTCATTAAACATTCTTCCTACAAAATCAACTAACAATTGTAATCCTGCTAGAATAGCAACCCATCCAACTTTAATCAGTATTTCCATACCGTCTAACATCAAATCTAGGGCTTGGTCTAATAGTGGTCCTAATTTAGCCAAACCTTCATCAAAACCTCCATTAACAAACGCCATTACAGTATCTATTACACTTTGACCGAATATAAGTAAATCTTCTCCATATTTTTTCAGGTCATCTAAGATACCAAACTGCTCAAATTGAGAAGCAAATTCTTTAGCATATGCAACTAATAAGAAAATAGCACCTATAACTAGAATAGCGGCAATAAAGTATTTGAAAGCCATACTTACAATAGGTTGTAATCTATTAGTAAATTCCATAGAGCGTTTTTGGAATTTTCTTCCTGCTGACTCTATCTTAAATAAAAGATTAGAAGTTGTTTCTATTGGGGTAGCAATACCCTTTAGAATGGCTAAAGGTTTAGCAATATCAGTAAGTTTAGTTCTAAGTTCTCCACCCATTTCTAATGTACTGCCAATTGCCGATTGTTGTTGGCTTCTAATTGTTGCTCTAGCCTTTTTTGTAGCAGTATCTCCTGCTCTTTTAATTTCCTTTTTACTAAGACCCTGTTCTTTTGCTTTTGCTTCTGCTAACTCTCTAGCCTGTTTTATTCTCTTAGTATCAAAGGCATATTCATTCTGTAATTCTTTAGTAAATTTTTGTTTAGCCTTAAGTGCTTCTTCTTGAGATGCCTTCATTTTATCTATAGCCTTACTTCTAGCAAATTCAGCATCGCCAGTCATCAATAACATTTTTTGATATGTATCTGTGCTTTCTATAGTTGCCTCAATTCTCTCTTTCATTTCTGTAAATTGTTCTAAATCCATACCAACAGGCGTAGTATTATTTATTACATGTTGAAACTCCTCAACATTCGCAGTTAGGTCATTATAGACTCTAACTTGACTCATTATTTCTTCTCTTTGTTTTGCTAAAGCCTCAGTGTTTTCAACTGAACGCTTTTCAAACCCACCTAGAATCTCTAAGTATGCCCTTATTTTATTTTGGGCAGCCCATATAGGAGTTCCAGATGATAGCCTACTAAATGTAGTCCATGCTTTACCCGCTTGACTAGTAGCATCAGCAGTTTCAATAATTTTTTTACTCAATCCTTTAAATTTGAAAGAATTACTATCTACAAAATGTTCTAGTTTTGCTAAATCGGAAGTAATTTTTATTGTGCTATCATCGTCTGACATTACTATTCCTCTCTAGTTTTTTCCTACTTTTTTCCATTTCTTCTGCTTGCAACTCCTCAAATGTTAGATGAACTTGTAGTAGGTCTTTAACTAGGGAAACAGGCATTTTATATATCTCTAACGGAGATATAGCAAGTGCCTTTGCTAATGTATATACCATGATTAATGAAACTGTCTTAGGGTCGCTCTCTTTTCCTTTGAGTGCTCCCCTAATTATTCGTTTTTTTCCTCATCTACCTCCATCATATTCATAGGATTAGGTAGTATTTCTTTTAGTTGATTCCCAACATAAGGACTCAATCTTAGCATATCTATTTTGGAAAGTGAAGGCTCTGTCTTTTCAATAAAGTTTTCAACCATGTATTTATACATAGCATTCAAATCTAAATCTAGAGATTGTGAGCGTGAATCTATTTTCATAACTTCATTCATTGCTTTTTCTGCTTGAAGCCATGTAGGTTCTTTTACCCATACAACTAGGTATTCTTCTACATCGGGTTTTACTCTAATGTAGTGTTTTGTGCTTTCAGTTTGTGCGAACAAACTATTCTTTTCTGTTACAATTATTTTATCTTCTTTCATATTATCCACCTCAAAAACCAACAAACAAACAAACGGTGTTGGTGGAATATAATTACTCATCTTCTACAACAGTTTCCTCCTTTACTTTAGGTGGTCTGCCTCTCTTTTTTGTAGCAGGTTTTTCCTGCTTCTTAGAATGCTTGAGTGCAATTTTTTCTCTTAATGGTAGTCCTTGACCCATATTATTCACCCCTGTAGAATCCAGTGACTTGATGCTGAACAAGCGTTCAAAGTTCTAGGTGTAAGAGTTGCTTCTGCCGTAACTACTCCCTTGTCGTCAGGAACAGTCCATGTGTTAGTAGAGGTGAAATAGTCCTCAAAAGTTAGGGTAAATGTTTCATTACTGTTGCTTCCCTTTGTGAAGGTCAATGAAATATCTGCGCTAGCGGTGCTTTCTGTAGAACTTAGAAGTTCCTCATATAATTGGTCGTCAGTTACTAGAGCAGTAAAAGATAATTCATATGTTCTTTGTGAAGGAATACCCTCTTTAATTCCTCTATCAGCAACACCAATGAATCTCTTATCTTGTATATTATTGTTCATAGTTAGAGTTAGATTAGTAATTTTTAGGAACTCATTACCATATAGTTTAACTGTTCCGTCATAGAAAAAGAATGGTTCTAGATGGGAAGCATCAACAGATTTTCTGTTCATGAAATTTGCATCATCCGTAACTCCTCTTCTAGCCTCATATGCTTCTCCTTGAGGAAGTTCTGTAACTGCTGATGTGTTTAAGTCAAGAGTCATTTTAACTTCTTCATTTTCATTAGCAGTTAATGTTAGAGTATTTATTCTATTTCCTCTAGCAATTCTAACAAAGTTTTCAGATTCACTTGCTGAACCTGTTTCAGTTTGATAGGTGTTTGTAGAAGATAATTTAGATAATGTATATTCTAAAGAGAAAGAAGGCAGGCTTGCATTGTTAGCCTCTTGAAATACATAGTCAATCTTTTCAGAAGAAGTAGGAACTGTAAATTTGTTAATATTTGTTAAAGTATCATCAGCAGGTGCAAGAGGTGGAACTATTTTTCCAGTATCTAAAATTCTATAAACAAATGGACCAGTTTCAATATGAGTTGTATCTAATAAGAATTTACCATCATCAGCACCACTAGCCATAGTGTGAACATTAGATGGGTCAGGATTAGCATCCACATCAGCAGAAGGATTTAGAGTAGTGCATCTACCTAAGAAATAATATAACCAACCAACATGATTTGAAACTAGAGAAATATTTCCACCACTAGCAGTTTCAATACCCTTGTATTGGTATGTATAGTTTCTAGTTCCACCAATTTGTAGATTCATCTGCTTCATTTCAACTTCTAAATTAGGGAAAGTTGCAGACTCTACTAATCCTAACCAATTGTCAGCATTTAGTCTAGCAATAGAACCTGTTTTTGGTGCAGGACATGGTGCGCCATATGCCTTTAGTGTAAAGTATGCTCCTGCTCCTCCCAAAGCAGGTGTAAATGTAAATGTGTCATTAGTGTTAGAAGTAACTGTGTGAGTAGATTGTAATTCATCCGAAGAGTTGTATAATTCCAAAGTGCATCCTACATACATATTTGTAACTAGTCTAAAATGGGCTTGATTTGCAGTATCTAACTGAACAGTAGTTTGTGCTGATGCAGGAGTTGTTTCGGGTTCAATATGGAAATCTAGTTCTGGAACTAGAGTCATCGTTGCACCGCTACCTAAAAATACTTCATTATTTGCCATTATATTCCACCTACAAACTTACTTACGGAACTGAGCGAGCAAATCTTTTTGTTTCTACAGATAATTTATATCCAAACAATCTTTTGCTTCTGTCATTGGATTCACTTCTAGATTTTAAAAATACTTGATTAAATCTAGAACCATCACTAGCAGTATAGCCACGCCTCCCTCGCTCAAGTGCATGACGAGCAATCAAGTATAAAGCCCTTATCCTATCTTTACCGTAGTTAGCATCTGTTCCTGCTCTTTCATCATGTATAGTTCTAATGTGCATAGTAAAGGTATGATTTTCATTACTAACATCAAGATGTATAGTAGGATATTCGATAGACTGAGAATCCTCAAAAAATATAATTATGTCTTTTAGAGAGAGGTCATATCTAACACCTCTACCCCTTTCTAGAGTTCTAACATCTACAAAATTAGGGGTAGTTACATGGTCGGCAGTAATTTTTCCTTCACTAACTAAAGTAGTAGCCGAACTAGACCAATTAGATGAAACTAAATCAATCAAAAGAGAAACTTCATCCATAAGTAAGAGCCTCCCTCATAGCCTCATCTATTTTTTCCTTTGCTAATTTATTTACTTTGATTCTAAGTTCTTTTGTAATCATTCTCTCAATTTCATCTTTATCATCAATAGAAACTCCTAATTCCCTAAGAATATCTTCTCTTTCTAAAGTAACTCTTTCTATTTCCTTCCTAATATTATCTACTTCTAGAATAATATCAGAGAGTGTTCCCATAATTACTCCTCAATCATTTTTAGTATTTGATTTATTTTCATTTTATTGATTAAATCGCTTGAAGGTAAATCATCTCTAATTATTCTCAATGATTTACCGACTTTTTCTTCATCATCTATAATTTGTTTAATTCTTGCTAATATGTTAGGGTCTTTTATTGCCTTTACTTTTTCCATTATGTTATCCATCTTTTTATCTTTAGGCAACGGTATAGACTGTCTTGGAGGAGATGTGTATTGTCTTACCCTATTTGATTGTGTGTTAGTTTTACCTCTTTGAATTTCCTTCGCTCTTTGTTGTAGGCTAGTTTTGCCTCCCTGTACTTTTTTTGCTTGTGCTAATGCTTGAGATACAAGGTCATCAGGATTTACCCTTTGAGTTTGTGCCTGTGTTTGTTCCTGTGGTTGTTTTTTATCTTTATTTTTATTTAACTCCCTCATCATTATTGCCATTATCTCAGCATTTGCTCTTTGTTCATCTGTATTCATTTGTTGATTATTAGTTTGTGGAGCAGGTAAATTGTTTTTTTTCTTACGACTAAGCATTTGTTTAACTTTTCCAGTTAAGGAATTAGGAGAAATAAATCCTTGTTTTTTAGGTTTAGAGGCAGATTGTTGAGTTTTTTTCTGTTGTTCTTTCTGTTCTAGTTCTTGCTTCACCTGTTTAGTAGCCTCTTCCTTAACATTTTCTATTGTTATATCATCATCTTTACTAACATTAGCAATATTCCTAGCAAGTTGTAAAAATGTATTTTTTCTAGCAACATCAGTTTCCATTAAATGATTCTTATATGCCTCTACCGCATTATCAAATTCAGTCATAAAAACACCTACTCAATGAAATGCACCAAGTCGCCTTTGCCTTTAAGTGCTTCCATAGCCTCTTTTCTAAGAATATCATATTTTTCTTTTACTGAAATATTTCCTCCTGTTTCAGCAATAAGTATAGTTTGGTCGTCATGTCTTAGTATTTCAGCCGCAGTTAATTTAGTTGCTATGTCATGAACTTCTGCATTTACCCTACCATCTCCTGCAATATATGAAACTACAATGGAATGATTTGTATGGTAAGGATAATCTCTTAAAAAGAATATTTTACTTTCTTCTCCGATAGTCCAAAAAGAACCTAATCTTTTCATATCCTGTTTATCTGTAAATCTTTCTACAATAGCAACAGTAGGAACAGTTGAATTAGTAGCAGTAAATGTAAGAGTATTTGTTCCGCTACCAGTAGCCGCAGCACTTAACTCTACAGTTGTAGCATTTGTAATAGAAGCAATAGTTACTGTTCCTGTAATTCCTGTTCCACTTACTACCATACCTACTGCTAACTTAGATGAATCAGCAACAGTTAAAGTAGCATCAGTATTTACAGTAGTGCAAGATTGACGCAATTTAATCTTAACATCACAATCAGAACCATCTTCTCCACTTAACAAAGAAGATATATTTATTTTAGTAGAATCTTCACTATCTGTAAAGGCATAGAAGAAATCTTCAATTTCTTTTCCACTTACAGTTAAAGATTTAGGAGCACTAGCACCAGTAAATTGAGCATTGTTAGATGGGTATTGCCCATTTACTAAGTATGTAATATCTTTAGCGGTAGTTTTAACTCCAAATGCAATATCAAACTCATCATTAGCAACTACTCCATTAGCATCTGCAAACATTTCAAACTCAGTTCCGCTATTAGGCAACTGTAAAGTAATAGAATAAATATCTCTAAAATTATCTAGTAAAGTAATACTAGATTGAGCAGATGCTAATTCTTTGTAGGAATTTCCCTGCCAAACTCTCAAAGAAACAACTTTTCTAAGTCTAAGAACATCTAATTGAATAAAACCAATATATCCTCCATAATAAGATTGCATTGGATGTTTAATGAATTGAAAATTATGAACTTCATTCTTAAAGATAATAGGTCTGTAAGTTCTCTTCATTTTTTCATCCATAATACCTTCTACTCTTTTTATGATAGAACCAACCTGCGATAAAGTAGGATTAGTTGAACCTGTAAATTGTGGTATCTGTAATAAGTCTGCTACAACATCAGCATCAGTATAGAAGCCCTTTCCTTGAGAATAATCTGCATCAATAGTATTGTAATCACTTGGCGACCTTGCTACTGGCATATTTATCCTCTCCTTATAATTCTAAACTTGTTCAAAAGTAGAGTAATGAAATCTATAGATAAATCTATTTGAGAACTCGCTTTCTGTCTAGCGGAAGCGTTTAGAGTAGTCAAGACTCTAGTTTTACTACCAGTTCTTTTTCTTTTCTTATCTGACATCTTACCCTTCTCATCTAAATATGTAAATTCGGTTTCTTCCGCTTCTGTTCCAGCAGTTGCTTTTTTAGGCTCAATTGTATATTCTGCCTTCTTCTTAGGTAAAATTTGAATACTGATATTGAATACCTTTTCATCTGAATCTTCTTCAAAAACAGGCAGACTACTTTGTAATTCTTTTTTTCCCTCAAGAGATTTTTCAAAGTCTGTTCTAGACATATCTTTAGGAATCTGAATACTTCTATTATCTAATGATTTAGAAGGTGTCTTAAATGCTCCTTTGTAAGAATCCAAATTCAATTCATCTTTAACTAAATCTATAGGTAATGCTCCCTCTTCAGAAAATATTACAGTAGCACCTCTAGAATAATCTTCCTTTAAATCATCACTATTACCGAATAATCTTTTTGATAATAAACGAGCAACCTCTTGAGTTATTTTCTTCTTAGGCACTATAAATACACCATCACCTACTTTCTTAGCGGAATTAGGTGCTTTTTTTCCTGTGCTAGAATCAACAATAATAGTCAATTCTTTGGGTTGTATTCCTTTTTTAGATGAACTGATTATAAACTTTCTAGCATTATTGCTGGTAGTTTCTCTCTTAATTTTAGACTTTATTTTATTAGCATCTTCAAAGATATCCTTACCGTATATTTTTTCTGCTATCTTTTTAGAATTCTCTAATTTAATACTGGCTTCAGTCGGAGTTAATCCATCAGTAATATATTTGTCAAGATAGCCTTTTCTCTTAACATCATAGTTTAATATTTTCTTAAAAGCATTATCTAGTGCAGTAGATATTTCTTCTTTCTTTTCATCCTTTTCATCGGTAGGAGTAGTCAAAATTATAGAATTTAAATTTTTAACTTGTTCTTTCTTAAGTATATTCTTAATCTCTTTCTCAACTAGTTTTATTCCATCAATAACTAATCTAGCCTCTTCTAAAACAAACAAAGGTAGTAAATCATTTTCATCTAAAGGTTCTTGTTGTTTAGAAGAAGTATTAGCCCTTCTAACCATTCTATTCAATTTATCTTTAATCAAATTAACTTGTTGTAGCCTAAATAAACCATCATCATTTAAGTCTTTCAAAGCCTTATCTATTTTCTTAATAATTTCTTTAGCATCTTTTTCTACCGTTTTTAATTTCTCTTTTCCTTCTTTACTAGCCTTTCTCTTTTCTCTTAGAGCAATTTGTCTAGTATCTTCTTCTCCTTCTTCTGGTTTTATTCCTTCTAAGATTCTATCAAATTCTTTACTAGAGCCTATACCACTTAGAACACCTTTTTTCTTTTCAGAAAAACTACCACCTAGTTGAATCTCAAATAATAAATTATGAACATCATTAGTATTGGATGTAACATCAGCAGTAAGAGTGTTATATGTCTTTTTAATTAATTTTGAGATATTTTGTTGTAACTTTTCAATATTGTTATCTCCCAAAAGATAGCGATGTGCGAAAATAGGTATTTCTATTACATTCCTACCTCCGTATTTTTCTTCTCTTAACTTTAGTAAATCCTTTTTAAACTCAGAAAAAGAATATCCTTTTATTTGCTCAAAGTCTATGTCAATACCGTATTGAAGTTTAGAGCCTAAATTGAAAGATTTAGGACTATCAACAGTAACAACTTCATGTTCATAATATTCTGATTTATCATCAAAAATGTCATTTTTTGTTTTTGCTAGTTTTTTCATATCTGAGTTATTAAATAGGGGTTTCAAATCCTTTTCTAAATCACCTTTTGATTTAAAGGATAACCTACCTATGGTATCATCCTCTTTAAATTTAACAACAAGAACTGGGTCTATTTTATTCTGTAAGGGGCTTTTTCTATTGTCATTTTTAATCGCAATAACATCATATGATTTTTCATCTAAAAAATTCTTAGTTTCTTCTATGAATTCTTTACTAGCCTTTGCTCTCCACTTAGCATTCTCCAACAATGTTTCTCCTGCTCTAGAATAAGCATCAATAACATCATTTAATTTCTTCTTATATTCATCCATAAGTAGGCTATCTAAGCCGTCTTTAAAATAAGATTCTGCTTTTTTACCCTTAACTAATTCAGAAACTACCTGTAAGCCACCTTTGAAGACTTGTTTTTCAATAAGGTCATTGTATGTAGTATCTTCTAAAGCATCAAAATATGCTTTACTAATATCTTTCCTTAGTTGTTTTCTGTCTGAATCGCTCCCTACAGATTCTCCCCATTCCATATAGTTATTAAACAGATTATTTACAAATTCTTTTCCTTTAGAAATCCCTACTGTTTTATCTTTCAATAAATTTAGAAACTCTTGTTTTAATATATTATTCATCTCACCTGAATCTTTTAGAGTATTTTCATCTATTACTCTATTAGAACCATCAACTTTAGGGAGAGTAAAGGCTACCAAAAAATCACCTTCACATTAACCATTTGCCCCAAGCCGCTATTTTCTGTGCTTTTTCAGCAAGATGTAATCCGCCTGTTGGTGGTTCATAACTCATTTGTCCGTTATTTGGGTCTATCCAATATGGGCGACCATAACCATCATTACCAGCAGGAGGAACAGGATAGCCACTACCATTCTGTATTGCATTATATCCCTGCCCATACATTTGTTGTGCTTGCCCATATCCACCTTGCGCTTGTTGTACTCCTTGACTTCCCATAGGATTACCGAATCCTTGTGATTCAAGATATTGTTGTTTAGCCAACTTTCTTTGATTAATAACTTCTTGATTAAGAGCAGAAGATAAAACTTCTTTAATATCTAACTCAATATTCTCTTGTGTTATTCTTTCATATTCTCTAAGAGAGTCAGGATTAACTTTGAAAGTAGTTCCATCACCCGAAAGTTGTAATTTAGAAAGCATTTGAGAAACTGTTCTTTTAGTTACATCCTCCATTAGTTTTTCAATAGCACTTAAAAAATCTTCACCGTGATATTGGAAAAACTCTTCTACATGGTTATCTTGTAGAGAAAGTAGATTATTTACAGTCTTAAAATTAGCATCCTGTTGTGCGGTAATTGTATTTACTATTGTTCTATTACTCGGCATTTTTAATCACCTTTTTTTCTTGCGTGGTAGCATTAGGGTCTGCTACTGATACTCCTGTGTTGCCCACTAAATAATTTAATCTTTCTGTTGCTAAATTAATTTCAGTAATTAATCTATATGCTTCATCATTAGGAGTTTCTTTCTCTTGAGCAGGGGGAACAATATACCAACCTAAAGCCATTAATGAAGTAACATCTGCTTTACTTAGATTTTTTAAAGGTGCTGATTTTAAAACTTTAGGTATTCTAGGTTTGTAAGCATTGAACTCTAAACCATGTTTTTCAGCCATTATTTTTTCTTCTAACATCTCATGTTGTTTAAAATGCGATGCGTGTCTAGGACAATAAGTTCCTCTCATTGGTCTGCCTTTAGTAACTTCTGTAAGAGGAATAGGTGGTCTTAGTGCATCACCAGCATCCCAAACATGCTGAGTTCCACAAATAATACACCTATCTTTTATGTCAAACTTCTTACCATATTTGAATATTAAAAATTTCTTTTTCTCAGGTAATAGAACTTTTCTAAGTTCTTTAAGTTGCTTCTTTGGTTTAATTGATTGATAGCGATATTCTTCTACTTGACCTGCTGACCTAGCCCTTTCTAATGGGGGTAAGAAAGCAGAAGGTAGTTGGTTAAAGGTTGGTTGTATTGGTTGTGTTCCTATTAGGTTTGGTTGTTGATACATTATATTTCTCTCCCGATTTTAAATTTCTTTTTTATGTCTTGAATAACTAAGTGATATTTTCCTTTAGATTTAGGACTAGAAGAAACTGAAATTTTTCCCCGTTCATTGGTTTCAGTATTAAATAATTCTAATAACTTATGTCCTCCCTTAGTCTGCTGAAATGAAACTATTTCTATTTGAGGTAATTTATTTTCTATTTCTGCCCTAAGTTTTTTAGGAACTTTACCTTTTAGAACATTTTCCCACATAATAATCAGTAATCCTTAATCATAGTCATTACTCCACGATATACCATTTCGGGGTCAGATTTTGCCGATACAATATATTTGAAGCAAGGTATTCCCTTCTCGTTTAACTTCCTCATTCCATACTTAAAAGGTTCAAATATTTCATGTTTTTCTATGTCATCGGTTGGATATTTTTCTCCCCAAATATCATATTTGTTAGCCCAAATACCTACCGCCATAGGATAATCCTTGTCTTTCTTTTTTCTACCAGTAGGTAAAGTATCAGATACAATAGTATCTACTAGAAACTTCCATGCTAACTGATGGTCTAAATTAGAAGTATTATCTAAATGTCTATGGTCTATCATAAATATGACATACTTAACTTTTCTAAGTTGCATATCTTTAGCCCATTCTTTCCAGTAAATCGCTTCCCCTCCAACATCCGAGCATCTAATAGTATTAGTTTCTCCATCTATTTTTACATTTTTTCTAGATGGTCTATGTAATCCTACAGTTCTTTCATTAATCTGATGAACTTCTCCCCTAGTTCTAAGTTGATGATTTAAAGTAGTTTTACCTACCATAGTAGCCCCATATATTCCAAAATTAATTGCGTGTAGTTTTTTGTATATTCCTAATACTGCTTCACCTACAAGAATAGCAAAACCAGTCATTAATGACATATCAATGACCCCATAGCCCCGTAATAGTGTCTATTATCCAGCCCATGATATTAATATCAAAGACTCCACCAATGTTACCTAAAAGTAGGGCTATAAGTGTAGAAGTGGTTCCCCAAAACCATGCTCTCATCTTAAGAAATAGTAGGTCTGCTGAATGCGCCCTACTTTGATTATACATATAGTCGCTATCCGACATACCCATAATGTCGCTTAACATCTAAACCACCTACTGTAGTCCGATTAAGAATTCATTACTAATTTCTGCCTCACCAGAATTAATGGGTACGGGTGTTTTAGAGTTATTTTGAATAGGAAGAGATTGATTAAAGGGCATCCCGATAGTTTTTGCACTTTCTTGCATTTTAGAATATTGTTCCGAATCTCTTTTCTTTCTACTCCAAAAAGCATCTATCTTTCTATCTAATAGCCACAATTCAATTTTATCATTTAAGAATAAATCGAACATGGCTTTTACTACCATGATACTACCTACTGTCATTAATCCAAATAATACGGCATGAGCCATAGGTGTGTATGGAAAATTAGAACCATACTTAGCGTAAAAGAAAACATTAGCACCGCTAACTGTTCCCACAAAAAGTATAGTCATTACTAGTCTAGTCGCATTATCAAGTGCAGCCATTATATTACCTCAAGCGAATTCAACGGAAACCGCTACTGCACCAGAAACTTCTTCAAAGAATATTCCATCTGTGCAGATAACATTATGCATATCAAACTCTATTGTTTGATTTGCGGTGAGGGTGATTCGGGCGACTTCTTTACCAGAATTTGAAGTTCCGTCAAAGATTTTTATAGTCGCTGCCGAACCACCCACCTCTGTAGCATGGATAGAAGTTAGTAGTGCTCTAGAGTTAGACACTATTCCGCTACTCGTTAAAACGCCACTACTTCTACATACTGTACCCATGCTGATTCCTCGTTATATTCGCTTAGAAAATGCTTTCTACTTAATCCTTTTTGGTTTTAGAGGTAGTTTTCTTAGTTGTAGAACCCTTTGGTCTGCCTTTAGATGCTACTTTTTTAGCAGGCAGAATTCTAGATTCTAGCATTTCTAATGTTTCTACTCCAAATTCCCTTAGAACAGTTGCTTGCATATTCCCTTCAATAGATAATAGTTCTTCTCTATCGGATTCTTCAAAGGTAAATAATAAGTTTCTATCTTTACCTCTTACTAAAGCCCATTTCAAAGAAACGCTAGTAGAATCATTCCTAGTAATTTCTGTGGGTGCTCCCTCAGAATTAGGAACTACTAACCTACCTATTTTAGAATCTCCTGTAAGTTTTACTGTTACCAAATGAATCACCTTCAAAGGTTTCCATAAACTCTTAGCCTCACAGTTCCAGCATCAGTTGTTGTAGCCAAAACTGCACCATTTGAAAGAGTAAATGCTTTTAGTTCAAAGGTAGTATCTGATAGATATTTAATAACTTGAAAACCGTTAGCAAGACTTTCTTGACCTATAACTTCTACTGCGGTAATAGTAGATAGTCCTAGAGAAGAAGCAGTTATCTTTTCATGCGTGTTAGTGATTGTAATTGTATCACTATTCTCATCTGCCGCAACATTTGAAAGAGTAAGAACTTGACCGCTAATAGCAGCAATAGTTACTGTTGCGTTATTTCCTGAATCTACACAATTTGATAGTGTTACTGCTTGTCCGACTTCTAGGCTACTAATATCTTCTCCTGCATCAGCAGTAAATTGATTAGGTAGTGCTAAAAAATCTCCTGTTACTGAAATTGCCGTAGAAGCGAAAGATGTAATATCTAATTCTACATTAACAACATATTCATCACCAGAAACTTTAGGCAAAGAGAAACCTTTGTGGTCTGCTAGTTGAGTTACTGAGTAAGTCATCTAGAGCACCTCATTGTAGGTTTGTAATCTTGCCTTGACCCTTAAAGAAGGAACAACCGATTTCACCAATAGTTCTATACATAGCCCTGTTGCCTAGTGTTCCAACACCGAATGGGTTTCCGTTGCTAATACCATCTTCAAAGTATTGAGTTGGCTTCATAACAGATAGCCACATATGGTCTGTATCTAAGAATAGCATATCAGAAATGCTTGTTGAAGCACTTGTTGTAGAAGGCATATCCTTAACAGGAATCATAGGGATGTCGTAGTAAGTAGAAACTCTAAATCCAACTTCTTGACCTTTAACTCCTCTTACACCATTTACAGTAGGAACTATTTCTTTTCTATCCATGAACCTTTCTTGAGATTGTAGCAAATCAGAAATTGCTTGTAGTGTATCATATCCAGTTAGGATAACCTTTGGTGAACCACCAGCAGTTCTTAGGTTTCTAATTAGATTATTTAGGATAGTTAGAGTTAGACTTCTAACATCACCTGCTGCATATCCACTACCAAAATCAACTTCTGCATCTAGGAAAGAAGCAGCACTGAATCTCTCACTACCAAATATCTTACCCAAATTGTTAGATGCACTTGTTGTATCTGTAGCAATAACTCCACCATCAATAGCCAACAATTCTGCTCTGCTAGAAACTATCTTCAATAGAGAAGTATAGTTTCTTTCAATATGAGGCATAGCAGAATTTTCACCATAATGCTCTAGAGGCATTACTAGCATTTTGTTCTGTGTTTCTGAGTGGTGCTTACCCATATCTTCTCTCATTTGTGCTCTAATATCACCGATACCATCGTCAATTTGAGCCATTTCCATAGCCAATTCAGAGAAATCAAATTGATGTGCAACTATCTTAGGTGATTGGAAAAGTTGAGCATATGTTGGAGCAATTGGTCCTAGACCATCAGCCGCAGTAGAAAGCCCTGCATTTTCTGGTACTCCACCAATAGCATCTGCTCTAGGAGCATCTGCACCTAACAATGCAGCATTTAGTGTTCCACTTGTAGCAACTCCAAAAGTATTACCGCTACCACCAGCAGGTCTAGATTTTAGAACTCTCCAACCGCTAGATGTGTATGGTCTTTTTGAAATCATAGATAGAGCATTACATTCTCTGTTTAGCATAGACCAAACTTTCTGCCCATAAACAACATTGTATAGTGAACCCAAATCTGATGCTGCGGTAGTTCCACTACCTACACCTAGAGATGTATCGTGTCCTGTGTGAAGTCCAGCGATAGCACCCGATTGTTTCAAAAGTGCGTTTCCACCAACTGTATTAATTCCGTATGTTTGTGCTTCTAGGTCTGCAATTGTGTTAATATATCCTGACATGTTTAGTACCCCCCTACCATTTTGTGAATATCAGACCATGACATAGAACTGATATCTTCAATACTAGGAATTTCTGCTCTTGCTTCTTCTTGAGCCTTGATAATTGCATCATCTCTAGCAGTTAGAGAATCTGCAAGTTCCTTGAATGACTTCTTCAAGTCTGCAATTTCTGATTGTGCATCATAGTTTTGCTTTGCAATTTGTGTTTCTCTTGTGGAGATTTCATCTGCAAATCTCGCCTCAAAAGTCTTTTGTAGATTATCTAGAGCCAATGCTTCTAGTTGCTCTGTTCTAAATTGCTCATATGCTTTTTCAATTGTGGAAGCATCTAAATCTAGAGATGAAATCTCTACATTGTTGAATGCTTTTACAACAGGCATATCGTTAGAAGTTGGCTTTCCACCACTAATAACTACTCTGTTAGCAGGTTCTCCAATTTCTACACCAGCACCATCAACAGTTGGTACATATGCTTTTGCTTCTTCATCTGCATATTCCATATCTTCTTTGTCCTCAGCCATTTCTGTATCAGCCATTTCTGTATCTTCCATGTCCTCTTTATCCATATATGAACCCTTTTCTGCTTCGGGCATCTTCTCGGTTTCTTCCTTTTGGATAAGAGTATTTACCTCATCCATCAGTGCGTTCAGTTCTTCCATAGCCTTTTCAATGTCGCTCATGTTATTCTCTCCTTTATCTTGCTTTAAGATATCGAACTTCGCTTCGGGATTTATACCTTTTTCACATATAGTAACTTCATGGAGTTCTAACTTACTTATTTCATTATACTCCCCTAAGTCTTGATGTCGCTTCTTTACTTTCTGTAAAGCCTGCCCACCAATACTAAATGAACGAAGGTTGCCCTTGCGAATGCCTCTATTAATTTCCTTTGCTTTTTCTATATCATCTCTAAGTTTGATAACAACAAAGAATCCTACATCATCTACTCCTGTTTTCCACAATTTACCAGTTTTATCCCTGTATGATTTTACAACTTCTCCAACTTGAACATTAGAATGATTTGTCATAACATTTCTAAAGCGGTCTTTATCCATAAATTTAGTAACTGCTTCTTCTAAAGCCTTCAAGGTGATTAAATCATTTTGCTTATCAACAATTTCGATACTAGCATATCCACCTATCATCAAGTCATCTCTACTCTTGAGAATATTGAAATTCCCATCGGATGATTTGAGTATAGTCGTCATGCTAACGGAACTCTCGTTTTATCTTCTACTATTTAATAATCACGGCTTTCATAAGGAATTCTTAATCCTGCTGATTTATCTTCATAAATATTCCAAACACCATCATCTTCATCGGAGTCTAATGGTTTTTGTTTAAATCCAGTCCACACTAACCACATTTTTTCATCCTTTACAGGTAATACTCTAAAATGCAATTTAGATTGGAACTTATTTCCTCTCATAATATATTCATGATAGCCATGCCTTTGAACTCCTAAAGTAATATCTCCTTCATCAATTACTTTTTCTCTTTGGATATTTTTAGCAACCTCAGCAGGGAATTTTTTACCTTTACCAAATAAATCAAACATTTCTTCTTCATCATCAATATCCACAAGCCAGTTTAAATTTTCATCACCAACTTGAATACTAATATTTAGATTCTCATCTTTTCTTTTGTAAATCTTAAATTTTCCCTCTCTGTATTTTTCGGGAGTCTTATATTCTTTTTTTATATTCATAATTTTAGAAGGGTCATCAACAAAGGTCTGATTAGGTTGTCCTTTTGGTTTTGTAGGATTTATACCATCAGCCATCCTCATATAATTCTCAATTTTTCTTTGTTGTCCTCCAAAGATATCCATGTAAATATCATTATGCTTTTTCTTTAAGAAATTATGAACCTCTTTACTAGTAACTTCTTTATCTTTACTTTTTATAAAGTCAAATATTACTGTGTATAATTTACCCTTTTTATCTTCAAATATCTGTTCTGCTTCTTTTTTCCATAGGTCAATATCAGCAAAAGCATTCTTAGACATAAGATTCTGTTCACTAGGATAAATTACAAAACCATCCATTGAACTCTTTATTAGTAAATCTACTTCTCCGTGTATGTGGTCTGTAATCCTAATACCTTTTTCTAATTCTTTTAGGTCATATTTTATTTTAGCATCTTCTGATTCTTCTAATATTTCTAAAGTAGTATCTTTATCGGGGGTTTCTGCTTCGGGTATTTCTATTACTTCATCAATAACTAAATTAAATCCATCTTTAGTTTTCTTAATAGATTTTAGTTTAACTCTAACTATATCGCCTTCTTTTACATCTTCTTTGACTCTAAAGTTGGCTACCTTCATGTAATGCTTACCATCTTTTTCCATTTTATTATATTCAGAATATTTATTTGTTAATACAGATAACTCACAATTATTTCCTTTCTTTGAAGTAATTAATAAATCTAAATCTACAAACCTCTTCATCTTAATCCATTTAGGATTCTTTTTAGTTCCTAGATAGTAAGTAGATGTAGCATCTTTTATTACTACTCCTTCAGATGTAGGTAAATTAAATATTGACTTAGAATATTCCTCTAAGTCTTTCATATTATCGGCTTCTCTAGTATCTTTCTTAGACGGGAATGCTATTTCTGTAGAAGAATGAGAACTATAATTATTGAAAAGAGTAGATATTCTATCTCTCATTTCTCTCTCCATCATATTCATATTATCATGTCGCATAATATCAAAAACATGACACCTCAAAATATGAGTATCATCAAAAGAATCTTTCTTTTCTAAATACTCTAAAGTCTTAGTCCTATTAAGAGAATCCTCGCCCTTGAATAGAATTAATTCTGCATCTAGAATACAATCTCCATACTTTTTCTCTTTCAATTCCTTTACTTGAGTAGGACACTTATCAGTTATTTCAGTTCCGTCATGCTTGAAAACTTTGATATTATTATCTATTTTATGTAATTGGACTCTTACACCATTATATTTTTCTTGGACTATCCAATCACCAGTAAAGCCTTTGAGTTCTTCAATATCTTTTATTGTGAAAATTCTATACATTGGTTTGTTAGGGATTACAAAATGTGAAACTGACTTTTCTTCATCTGATTTATTTGACTTTTCAATATCAACAAGTTCATCCCATTCTTCTTCATCATAGTTAGAAAAGAATAATGTTTTCAACATCTCTAAAGCGTTCTCTACGGCTTGCTCAACACCTTTTGTATCTTTACCATCGCCATAATGCTCAATTAAATAAAGTGCAATATCCTCTTCTTCTAAATCTAAGCCTTCTAATCCATTAGTTAGTAAATCCTCAGACATATCTTTTATTTCAAAAACCTTCTTTGGTAGAGTTTTATTATCTGCCCTAATAGCATAATGAACAAACTTTACCATATCTTCGGGAGAATCTAATAATGCCTCAATTACATTCTTTTCTCCAAATCTAGTAACTAGAGGGTCATCAATAGCATCCGATTTATACCTCAACATCTTTATTCCTTCAAAGATATCCTCTGCCATTTGAGAGGTTGGGTTTTCTGAATCTTCATTATCTAAAAGGTCTTTAGGAATATAATTTTTAATTTCTTTAGAAGCGACATTAGTTTTACCACTAACTCTTCTAATTTCTTCTACTGCCTTTCTCCACATAGACCCATATTCTTTAGGGTCTGTTCTAGCAGATAAAAATGCTACTCTAGTTTTTTCAAATAATTGAACTAACTCTACTTCTGCTTGTTTATCCTTTTCAATAGAAGATAGTTTCAATAGTAACACCCCGATTAACTATAATCGTAAGAGTCGCCTGCTTTACCATACCCTGAATGAGTTCCCTCACCAGTTTCGATTTTAATCTTATTAGCCATATTTTCTCGATTAGGTTCTTTTCTCTTGACTTCTTCACCTAAATGTTCTTCGGCTTCTAGGGTATTAACTTGAGTAGGTTCAATGTTATTACGATGTAATTTTGCCTTAACTTCTCTAGCCTTTTCAATTGCTAAACTAATCATTCTCTCTTCTTTAGTTACTTTTTCGGGCATTTCATTCTCCTCCCATTGTTTTTACCATCTTATGAATATCCGACCATTCCATAGATGAAACATCAGGAACGCCTCCACTTTCTGCTGGATTAACTTTCATAGATGGAGTAGGTGAATTTGCTACAACAAATCCAGATTTCATTAGCAAATTATCTTTATGATAAACTGCCTTTTCCAACTCCTCTACTTTAGCAGATAGAGCCTTAACTATTCTCAATAAATCTTCATTAATCTCGCTCATAGTAATCTTCCTCACCATCTACTTTTCTTCTAGGATAGAGCATTTTTTCAATCTGTCTATACAACAACTCATACTCCTTACGCAGTTTCGTAGCGGTAGCAACAATATCAATGTTTCTCTCATCCATAGACTTAACTTTCTTTGTGAGTTTTTTATCAGATTTGATTAATTTTAAGTCTTTCATCATATCTAATAGTTCTCCTAACTTAGTGAAATCCTGCCCAAAATATTCAGTAGGTTCAGCAGACTGAATAGTTTTTTTAACTCTCTTTCTTTCTTTATCGGATAAAGAAGATAGTATATCTTCCATATCTACCTCTTCTTTCTTTTCTTCTTTCTTGAAGGTAATTTCTTCTCCTGTGTTATAATAATCCCATGTCATCGTTATCGCCTCATGTTAATGCGGGCATCGCATTCTTAATATTTTTAATTGATAAATCTCCACTATCGCCTAGTTTTTTATAGATTTCCTCTAACTTGCCTAATTCCCTATCTAATTTATTCATAGCGTTGGAAAGAGAACTACCTTTTTCGTTATCTAAAATTTGATTTAAAAGAGCAAAGTTATTGACAACATCTTCTCCTTCTACTTTTAATGCTCTATCGGAGAGAACTTTGTCTGCATCTATATTTTCTAAAAGTTTTAATTTTTCTTCAAATCTACCCTTCATTGCTTCTAAAGAATCATCCTTTTCTGATTCTATTTGTTTGATTTGTCTAGAGATTCTATTTTTTCTTTCTTCTAACTCTTGCCTAATTAAAGTAGTAGTAGTCATAACTTCACTAGAGTTAGCATAAAAGTCTGTCATTAGTTTTACTCTTTGAGCAAACATTTCTACTCCTTTCTTGAACTGCTCAGGTCTAATTGTCATTTCATTAGCCACATCTTCTGCACTCTTAGTATCGTAAATACCAGTAATAGTTTTACCATCTTTTTCTTGAGTTCTAGTTTCTTGTGTTATGTTAAGGTGTTCTCTCTTAAACTTCTTATTTTCATCAACGAGGTCTTTTAGAAGATTAGTTAGAATTCCACCTGTTTGCTTATCTCCCTCTCTTTCAGTTCCATAAAGACCAATATTTTGAACTGCCTTTCCACTAACTCTAGCGACTAATATTTCATCTAACTCATTAGTTATCAAATCCCAATATGATTCTTCTTTAGATTCACCAGTTTCTTTAAGGCTATCAACTATGTCTTTAATAATAAAATCAACATTTTTCATTATTTCTTGTCTAAATTTTTGTTTAATTTTTATTCTAGTTTCTAGTATTTTAGCATTCATTTTTTGTTTCTTATCAAATAGTTCACTAGGGAATTTTACTGCACCTAAGTTCTTCATTGCCTCGCTAATCATCTCAGGGGTTAAAACATATTCCTCATCCTCTTTTGTGTAAATATAATTTTCCCCATCTTTTTTCATCTTGCTACCTATTTCTTTCATAGCAGACAAAGTGGTTCTCCTCCACTCTTTTATTCTTTCATATAATGTAGGGAATTCACTTGATACAAACATATTTTTATTATTTTTAAGTTCTTTAAGGTCTAATTTAATTCTGTCAAGTATTTTATTTGATTCATTGAATTCCTCTGCTCTAAAAATTTTAATAAATTTAGTTTGATAAGAACTAACTTCATTAGCGAGCCTAGCAATTTTATCTCTATCTCCCTTAAAATTACCTTTTAATTGCTTATTGTTTTTGATAAATTCAGTATTTAATTTATCAACTTCATCTAATATTTTTTCATTCTCAACATTAAAGTTAAATTTAACAACTCTGAAAAAAGCATTAATCGCTTGAGTAATTTTAGTAGAACTTTCTATGTTCATGTAATCTCTTAGCCCTTCACTAAGTTCTTCTAATAATACCTGTGCGTATTTTCTAAATTTATCGCCTTGAAAGAATTCAATGTTTTTCTCTGATTCTAATAGTTCTTGTAGTTCTCTAGTTTCCTGCTTGAATGAATTACTAAGCCTTGTAGAATCCTTTTCGACTTTGAAAGCAGTTTCTAATAATTTCTTAAGATTTACATTAGTAATTGATTTTTGACTAGCAGTAAAACTTTCTAAAAGCCCTTTCATATTATCTCTATAATCAATATCTTCTCTCTTCTTATTGATATTTAATTTACCACCAGAAACAATATACAGGTATTGCGCTAATATTTCTTGAACTGGAACATTGTCATCATCAACAGGAATGTCGGTAGAATCTATTTCTTTTAGCGGTTCTAAATATTCATTTAAATCTAGAATGATAACTTTATCATTGTCTGAATCTTCTTCAAACTTTAACTTAGGAAAATCTCCTATGATTTCTTCTGCTTCACCAGCAGGAATATCAATAACTAGATTATTCTTATTGTCAAAATTATCCATTAATCCCCTATCGAATTTATTTAGATTAATTAGAGAAGTTAGTTTATTTTGATTATTTCCTCTAATAGATAGAGCATTTGTAATAGCAACTAGAGTTGATTTAGGAATATCAATCAAACTTTCATAATCTGCAATCTCTAATCTACCAGCAGAATTTCTATAGACTCCCCCAGTATCTTCATCTTTCTTAGCGATAAGCGTTCCTTTTACATATTCTTGTAAAAGAGTAATTGATATTGTATTGTAAAGAGTAGTTAGTTCAAGTAATAATTCTTTATGATATTCATTGACTTCTTCTATTTCTTCCACTTCTTCTTCAATTTCCTTCTCTTCTTCATAGTCATCTTCAAGAATAAGTGAGCGTTGTAAAATAGTGTTAATTCTGTTTATTTCTTTTTTCAATCCCGCTAATCCTAATTTTCTATACTGTCTGAATATTTCTTGTTGAGGATTGTCTTGTAGATAGTCCAATCTTTCTTGCTTTTTCTCCTTAATCTGCTCAAGTAATTTGTTCTTTTTTGCATTTAATCTCTTCCCAACACCACCAGTTTTCTTAAGTTCTTCTTTCAACTTCTCTATATTTTTTGGGGTTTCTAAAACTATCTTATCAGCATCTTTTTTATTTGCATTGATAGTTTTCATTTCATCGTCAAGAATTGTTTTTGCTCTTGAAGGATTAATATCTTTTGTTTCATTATATTTATTTTTACTTTCTTTTACCTTAGAATCATATTCTCTAATAGTTTCCTTAGCATCTTTTAAGTCAGCAGTTAAATCAGAAATTTCAGTTTGTAATCTATATACACTAGACTTCTTATCCGATTGACTCTTTATTTTATCAGCAATTTCTCTCTCAGCATCCTTCAAGTCTTGAATTTCTTCATCAAAAGAAATTAACTTATCATACTTTTCAGTTAAAACATCGGAGATAACTTCTAACTTATCTTGTTCTTCTTGTCGCAATTCTTCTTTTTTAAGAATAGAATCCCAAGATTGCATTCAATCACCTACTCAAAAAGGAATATTTTCTTTCTTTCCTCTTTTATTAGCAGGTAGAGAAACAACATCGGGAATATCTCTTGTTGTTGGAATAGGCTTATGAGAAGTATCTGCATGAGTGTTACCAGAAGTAAAATCCCTATTTTTAGCAATTACCCTAGACTCATTAGCATTAATCTTTCTAAGTTGTGCTAATTCCTTTCTCAATCTTATTTCTTTTTGCTTACTATCTTCTGTCATGGTATTCTCCTCTCACTTCTTGTATCTACATTTTGATTTCCTGCATCTTCGGGTAATCCTGTGAATCTCTTATCTGGTCCTACGCTCATTCTCCTTTTATTTCTTGTGGCGGGAGGATTTTCTTGAGGAGTAGGTTCTTGTTCTATATCTTGCTCCATAGATGTTTCTTGTATAGGCTCTTGAGTCATCGGTTCTTCTAGAGGAGTTTCCATTCCAATATCCATATCCATACCCTTTTCTTCTGTTGTGGGTTCAGGCTCTTGAGGTTCAGGTTTTTCATATGTAAAATTACCATCTTCATCCATATCTACTTCAAATCCTAGATTCTTTATAGATGCAGCGATATTTACTTCTATCTCTCTCTTTCTTAATCCTGCAATTTCATCTTCCTCTTCGCTAGGTGGAAGTTTTAAGTTCCAGTCTGTTATACCGAATTGTTTTGTTAAGAATGGGAAAACATAGTTGTTATACACTTTTTGCGCTGATTCAACTGCTCTATTAGTAACAAGAATTTGCATACCCTCATTATTTAATCCGCCACTTGTAGTATTATCAGCCATAAACACTTTACTTACTCCATAGAAAGCAGATATTCTATCTCTTAAGTCATCTTTAACAGAAACATAATCCATTTCCTTTAGACTATCCATAAACTTAATCCATTCTACAGAACCTTTACCACTTTCACTTTCTACACCCATGATAGGAATAAAGTGTGGGTCTTGCTCTAACTTTTCTTTAGTTGCTCTCCAAAAACTTCTCATGCTATCTAGATTTCTAGTTTGAACAGTTAGCAAACCTCTAGGCATTCTACTCTTAGTATAGGATGATTGAATGTAACTCTCCATAGCGATTAAAGTCATAATATAATTGTAAAGAGTCAATATAGGCGAAACACCATACAATCTAGTAGGATTATATTTACTAAAGTGCAATACTTCTCCCTCAATAAAATACTGGTCCTCCCCATGTGCTCTATTTACATAATGAACAGGGAACATATTAGAACCACAATCTTCACATTTCATGTGAGGTTCTTTGACTAGATGATTTCTATGATTAATACAGGTAAAGCCTCTAGTTCCTCTAGTTCCATCTTCATCAGCATAGATAAACATTGAAACAGGGTCGCCCCTATACAATTCTTTTATTCTATGCATACGAATAGAACCATTTCCATCTAAGAAGTATTCTTTAACTAATACAATGTAAGCATCATCCATGATGTTCAAATCATCCTCAAGTTCCTTGAGAACATCTATGAACAACTGCTCGGACTTATTGACATACTGCTCTAAGAACCTTTCAGCGAACTGTAGTTGTTTTGGGTCAGGTTTTTTCAAGTCCTCCGAACCACATCTAGAGCAAACAGATACAGGTCTTTGATGTTCTTTTCCACAATTATTACACCTTGCTTCATAGGCTTTCTCCCAAATGTAGCCTCTTCTAAATATCTCCTGCTTGAGTTGAGTAATACATGTTCTTGTAATTACAGACTGTTGAACTATTGAGTAAATGATAGGGGCGGTCATCATGTAATTATTTTGACGCTCCTGTATTCCCATAGCATAGATTTGTCTATCGTTAGGTTTTGGTGTGCTTCTTCTAAAGAGATTTCCAACTGAAAATCTTCTCCTTCCTTCCGCCAAATCAAGACCCCCTATTTGTTCCGTAATTAGTTTTGATTATTGAACCTTCTCTTACCAATTGAAGTTACAAGCCCACCAACCTGCGGTTAGTTTATTCTTTTTATCTTTACAATTCATTCTTGACTTGAAGTTTCTTCTTCTCTTAGGGTCTTTATGTTGTAGGAAGTCTTTCATACCTCTAAAACCAAAATTGACTATTCTGATTACAGACTTACCCTTTTCATAGACTCTAGCAAGAACTCTATATTTCTTAGGGCTACCTTTAGGTGCTCTTTTTGGCTTATTGAAAGCAGGGAATATTTCTCCTCGATATACAATTTTTCCTTTCTTAGTTCTCTTAACTTCTGCCTTAATTAATTGGTCGTGAGGAATACAGTCATCACAACATGATTTCATAATTACATCTTCAGAAATAGTGTAGTGTATTTCTGTTTTCATTAACTCAACATCACCTTCTCTAAGTTCTTCAAAATCTTCAGGATTAAACTCATCTTCGGGAGGAGTCAAAGCCATAATTTTCTTTTGTTTCTTAGAGTATTTTCTAAGTATATCTCGCCAATAATTCATAATTATTCTTCCTTAGATTTTTCTTCTCTCTTCATTTGATTCTTCTTAGACTTCTTATCAGATGTAATTGCTCCACCCTTAGCCCATGTATAGCAAGTTCTATCTTCATGACATTTGAAATCGTGCATCCAACAATAACCTAGTCCACCTTTTACATCTTCAATAGGCATACATTCTTTCATTCTAGGACTAATATCAAAAGCCATACAGTTAGAGCACTTTGATTTTTTAGCAACATCGGGAGTAGTATTCCAATGGTCTGCTAAATCAACCCAATACTTATCATCTTCTAAATTAAGTGGACCATATTTAATATCCTCATCTTTGATAGCCATATTCCTATTCTTAGTATTAAATTTCAAATCCTTAGTCGCTCTAGGACAAGATAATTCTTTCAAAATTATTTTCCAGTCATCCATTTAATCACCTTTTTTTAGCAGGGTCGTGTGTATATAAATCACCATGTTTATGTCGGAATATTAATCCTTCCATAATCATCCTAGTTAGAATTATTTCTACATTACTGATATTCATATTGAACTTATCAATTAGATGCTTTTTTCCTAAAGCCCCACCTTCTGCTTTAATTTCTTCTAAAAATTTCTTAGAAAGGTCTTTGTATTTTTTATTATCTAACTCTCTTTGTAATTTTACTGATTCTTCATAACTTCTTTTAACTATATTTTCCCAACTCATGCTCTCATCCTCTCTGTTTTTCTTTTACTTGCTTTTTTTCTTTGGTCTGCTACTGAATGCGCTCTCTTTAATCTCTTTTTTGTTTTGGGGTCTTTAGCCTCTCTTGCGGCTACCCTTGCTCTTTGCTCAACAAGATTAATTATTTGAGATTGCCTCTTGTGAGGTTTTCTCTTAAATGCAGAACTTGAGAAAGTTTCTCTTACATCTTGAGCAGTTCTGAACTCAACAGGAACAGTATCTTTTGGGTTTTCATCTGTGTATAATCTCCTTGCTGAACCCTTTGGTTTTTTACCTGTGCCTTTTTTTGGATTCTTTTTCTTATATGCCTTAGAGCCAGCCTTTCTACGGGCTTTTGATTTCTTATGAATAATATCTTGTAGTTTTGAATTAACTTTTTTTATTTCTTTACTGCGACAATGTGCTTTACAAGTAAAACCCTTAGTTTTATTTGGTCCACTACAAACGCAGTAGGACATATCTTTCTTTAGGATTTCTTGCCACATATTATCTACCTATATCATAACTTCTTTCTAACTTCTTCGCATACCTAACCATATCTCTTCCTTCTCTAATATGAGTACGAGAACCAACTTGTAATAGTTCACCAGTTGTTTTTAGTTTTTTGATTAATACTTCCATTGCTTTTTTAGCAGCATCATCTAACTCATCAGAATATTTTCTTTTAGAATCCTTTAATTTACCTCTCTCAAAATCCCTTAGAACTCTTTCTACTACATCATTTCTTATTCCCTGTTGAGCAGTACCCATAGAATACTGCTCCCAACCACGATTACCATAAAACTCAGCCAAGAAATTATAGTATCTAGTAAATTCTTCTTTTGGAACTTCAATAGCAATATAAGATAATTTTTCTGGTTCTTCTTTCATAGGTCTGCCTAGATTCTGCTTAGTTCCTTTTCTTTGTAAAAATAAATTAGGATTCTTAGCCTTTCTTCTACCCACAAGTGCTTTATCAGCCTTAAGGATAGAATACCATGTCATGTTATCAGCCTCTCATTAACTTATTATATTCTTTTATTTCATCTACAGTTAGAGGTCTTCCTTCTTCTCTTACAATGTCATCCATTGTTGGTTTTCCCTTCCCCTTATTTTGATACATCTCAAAATAATTCTGAATTAAATTTCTTTTAGGTATCTCTCTCTTAGGCTTAGGTTCTTTTTTTGGTTTTGAGATTGTAGGTCTAGTAGGAGGTTCAGGCATATATCTACCCTTATTTTTTTCTTTGTTACGGAGAAACGCCTCTTTAACAGCCGCTTGCCTCCAATCAGATATATTTGGATAGCCTTGCCTTTGTGCAAAAGCCTTTCTACGCTTTTCCCTTATATTCTTTCTACGCTTTTCATTTTTTAGAATATCTTCCCAAACCATAGTAATCACTTTTGACTAAACTTCTTTCCTGTTGGAACATGTTGTTTTCCTTTTTTAGTTCCTTCTCGTTTCTTATCATCTTGATAATCTAATCTTGCTTTAGGAGTTTTTTGATATGTTTCTTTCGGCATATATCTTCCTTTTGTTTTTGAAGGTGCTTCCTCACCTTTTTCTTCGGCTCTATGTTGTTCTTGACTACCCCATTCTTCATCAGTCCATTCTTCTAAATCTTTTTGTGATTTAGCCTTAGCCTTGAGAATATCTTTCCAATTAATTACGATACCCCCCACCTGCTTTCTCATATGCTAGAGCCAACCTTTGTGCTTTCCTAGCAGACCATTGACCTGCTCTACCACCTTTATTACTTGCTTTTATTCTATAGAATAATCTTCTTCTCAATGCAGGTTTAGTATAGTTACCCGCAGCATTTACATTAGATTTTTTCTTCTTTCTTCTAGCCTTTTTCTTAGATGCCTTTAGAGTTTCTTCCCACTTCATTAATTTAAGTGGAGGATATCTAGCCATAGTGATATTAGGATTAGCAATAAGTCTTTCATATTCCTTTTCAGACATTATATCATCTACCATAGAATAATCCTTTACTTCTATTCCTCCACCTCTAGCAACCATTCTCATTAAACCCTCTCTAGTTGAACCTTCTATCGGATTAAGTAGAGTAATTTTAGGTATATTTTTAGGAACTACCTTATTATTTCTATGAGCGAGAACTTTACCAAATGAACCCTTTTGATAAGAATAACTATTTCCTACAAAGTAAAATTTACCCATATCTTTGAAAGAAGTATATCCTTTAAGTGAATCATCCTCATCATCTATATCTACAACCATTGTTAGATTAGAAACAGGATAGCCCTTTTCTTTAGAAGATTCCCACTTTAATCCCTGCTTTTCAGCCATATCCTCTACTTTATTTTCTGGTAGGACTTCAATTCTTTTCAAAATATCT